TCAACTTTTTTAGGCTGTATTGGAGAATCTTTAAACGATAACCAGTTGTTTGGTAATTTAACCCCTCTTTTATCTAAAATAAATTTATATAGACGGTCCTGACTATTGATATCCATATAATCCTCTAATCCTGGTATGTTCTGTAGGAATAAATTGAAAAGATTGAAAATATCATCTTTAGTGAACAGATTATATTCCGCCAAACCGTAAGTTAAAGTATTAAAAAAACCTATGAATTTTTGGATGGGGGAATCACTAAAATTAGATGTTCTTACTTTTTTGTAACACTTTCTTTTAAGGTGATAGTTTGTAATTTCACCATGATATAAGATATTAGTTTTTAAGTTATAGGTCACATACCTACACATTGTACTTTTCTTGAAGAATTTTTTACCAACTCTTCTTGAATTTACATAGTGAAATAACTTCATAGAAATTTTATCATCATTTTTTTCTAACTTGATGATAATTCTTTTAAATAAAACTTCTGAACATAGATTACCATAATTTTTTTCAAAAGCTTCTTCTGTATTATCTTCTTTATTTAATGTCCATGAAGATTTTAACCTATACGGAGTGAGAGGTAATACAGTATCAATACTACTGTAATTATGGTACAATGAAGTATAATAGTTTCGATAAATTTTTTCAAAAAGTGTAGTCATAAAAAATGGGACTTTACGTCCCACAAATATATAACTTTTTTTTAAAAATTCAAAATTAATTTAGACACATCATACCAAATTTTGTTTTTTGAAAAGCTTGATGTATTGATTTCAACTCTTCCTTTGATACAGGTACTTTCTTTAGTTCAATCACAACCTCTATAAGTTGTTTTTGAGTCGGTATCACATCTCCTGATTCTTGGAAATTTTTAATACAAACCTCTTTTACTTTTTTGTAAAAATCGTCTTTTTGAAGTTCTCCAATTAAATCTAATAAGTCATTAGGATTCTTTTCAAAAAAAGACATTAGTTGGTTCATGTATAAGTCAACTTCAATGTATTTCATAGTATTATTTTTTACAAAAATAACAAAATTAAATCACATAATAAAATCCACCACCCTCATCACTCAATTTTTCTCTTAATACTTCAGGTATTTCAATGTTCGGGTTACTATCTTTCAAATTAATAAATGCTAAATTCTCTAAATTAACAATAGAGGCTGGTAAACTCTGTAGATTAGAATTAGATGGTAACGCTAAGAAGTTAAGTCCTTTCAAGTTACCGATTGACTCAGGTAAAGTTCTAACAATATTTTGTAACATCAATGCTTGTAAGTTAGTAAACTGACCCAAACTTTCAGGAACGTCTATCGCAATATTTTCTTTAGATTTATTGTTAATTAATAAATGTTGTATCGTTTTTGGCATAGATTCAAAAAGTTCATCAAATCCATAAAGAGCTACAAATTTACCCGCTGAATCGTTAGGATAGTTAATCTCAACTTTATCACCACCTTTAGTAACCAATCCTTTAGCAAATTCAGGTTTAAAACTTTCTTTAAGTTCAATCATTGGTCCATTTAAAAGTTCAGTTAAATTTACATGTCTATCTTCTCTATCCATAAATTGACTTGATGGGAAATGGAATTGATATCTTTCTTTAGGTAATCCAGTTCTTTTTCCAACTTTTCCATTATCGTCATTTGGTAATACAACATAAAGAGGACCGTCTTTAATATAACCATTGAAGAACGTCAATCCAGGTGCTGATGTACACCATCTTGTTTCATCGTTATCACCATCTTGATAACCTCCAAAGAATATTGCCGCATTTTTCCCTAATTCTCCTTTATCTTCAATTTTAACCAAAGTCCATTTTGGACCTCTGAAAATAATTTCACTACCAGGATATTCATAAGAAATTTTAGCCTTTTCTTTTTCCTCTTTAGACGCTTTAACTTTTTCAAGTTTAAAATCTTTAACTAAATCAAATAATTCACTAACTGTGATTTTATTAATATCCCTCTTATCTTGAGGTAATTGATTTTTAAATCTCTCAAACTTCTTTAAGTCGTCGGTAACCTTGTATAAATCCTCAAGGTATAAATCACGATATCTTTTAGCCAATTGTTTATATTCAGGTGAGCCAACTTCAACATCCGCTCTTTCATCATTAAATGATGGTGTTAAGAAATTCTTTAATAACCACTGAGTATACTTACCAACTTTAACTTTATCCATATCCTGAATACTGATTTCATCAATATCACCCAATCCTTCAGGCATTCTTGTTGTTGGGTCAGCAAATATAATCGCTTTTAAAGTTTCAAAATCCATGATACCTTTAGCTCTTCTACCTTCAGCACCTTGAGCAGGTTTAGCTGATGGTTTAACTAATTTGTCATATAAAATTTGAAATCTTGAGTTCTCTAAAATTAAATTTGATAAAAGTTGTGTAAATCCTCTCATTGTTTTTTTCTTTATAAATATCAAAAAAATTAAAAATAATTCATAATTAATAACTCCTCACCCATATTTTGGGTTTTACCTTTCTTTGCCGCTGCGGCTTTAGCAAATTCTTTCTTTTCCCATCTGTATTCTTCAGTTGGAAACCACTCTCTCAAAAGTACGAAATCGTAATAAGATAATGAAAACTTTCCTTTAATATTTTTTAAACAATTTGCCAATCTTTCATGGTCATTTCTGTCAAAATCGTGGTTTGAATAGTAATTCTCAGTTTTCCAATAAGGTGGGTCAACATAAAAATATGTTGTAGGACTATCAAACTCTTTAATTACATCCTCAAAATCACCCAGTCTAAAATGTGATATCTTATTGAAATGTTCCACCCAATCAGGTTTAGACAACTTATCTCTAAATGTAAGATATTTTGATTTATACTTACCCTTCAAATCAATGAATGAACTTGTTTCAGGTTTTGACCCACTAAATACCTGTGTTAGAACATAAGCATATTTAGCCGCCACATCATAATCAGGATAATTGATTGTGAAACCTTCAGAGAAGATTTCCTTTTGAAATGCGTTGAACTGTTCTTTATATACCGGTGGTGTTACTTCTACACCTTGTTGTTGACATGGAATATTATTAATCGAAGATAACAAAGTCTCAGGATTCTGAAGACACATGAACAAATTATAGTTCAAAGGATTGAAGTCGTTATAAACAACTCTTTTTAAATTAGGATATAACTTCAAATCCATATTGAAGAAACACCAAAACATACCACCAAACGTTTCAACATACGTTTCCATATCTGTCGGGTAGAATGGAACAATCCATTTACCAATCTTACTCTTACCACCAATATAACTAAGCATACTTTTTTTATAAAATATAATCCTAATCTTGATAGATATCAACCTTTTTCATCTTCTTACGGGAATACTCTTTGCCTGACGGTACAACTTTTGTAATCATGTTCCGTCTAACAATTTGAGCAACGTGACGAAGATTAAGTGGTAGTGATTCCTGTTTCATAAGACAAAGATATATTAAAAAAAGTTTAAATTTTATTTTTTTATTCGGGATATTCTATTTATATTTGTAGTCACAATTGGATTAAGGGGTTGAACCGAGATTACCCACACAACTCGGCGGAACTGAACCACGAAGCTGTTCAGGGGCGGAAGCCTCAACTCATAGAGTGAAAAAGTTTAAACCCTCGTTGTTAGAATACATCGGGGGTTTTTCTTTATACAAAGATTTGTAACTGTTTTGAACCAGTAACAAAATTCTGATTATTCATTACAGTCACCACAGTTAAAACCCAATCATATGGAGTATTTTCCGTCGGTTCAATTACTAAATTGAGATAAGGATATTCTTTTTGTGTAACTATGAATCTAACACCTGATATGATTTCACCAATTACAATATATTGGGTAATATCACTCTTAGCGTTCTTACAAAGTTGTAAAATATCATAGTCAGTTATCCTTTGCCCACCTTCTTCTTTTTCATGTCTTCTTTTTCTAAATTGACCGTGTTTACTTTCCCCAGTGTGCTGAATTGAATAGGTAATATATACCATGTCCTGTAGTTCAGCAATTTTCTTCTCTAATAAAATACTCTTTAGTGAATTTAATAATTCCATATATATAAATAACATTGATTACTAAAAAAAATAAATTAATATTTCTTAAAAAAGTTATGGAAAAAGACCCTAAAAAATGTAAGACATGTAATAAAAAATCTCCAAAAGAAATGTTAATTAAAAATTATTGGTTTTTATTTTTTGGTACGTATATATTTGGAGCATCTATTTATGGTACTGTTAAAATCGTAGAAATAATTTATAATTATTTGATTAAGTTTTTTTAAATTTAACAAACATTTTAACAAACAAGTCACCAATTTTTTGATTTTTATAACCTTTAGACTTAACTCTTAAAGGTTTAGAAGTATCAAAATCTTCAGGAAACTTAATAAGAAGTTCACCGTCAGGATGTGGAATTTTAAAACTTTCATTGTTTAATTCTTCCAAATTAAAAAACGCATTATAAATTAAATCATCACCCACTTTATCAAAATTATTTTCAGATTTTAATTTAACCCTTAAAATCAAATTACCATATATCCCTTGGTAATAATCTCCTTTACTTTGTAATTTAAAAAATTGACCGTCATCTGAATTACTTGGTATTTTAATATTAAAGCTTTCGCTTTTATTATTTGTACCAATTCCATTACAAGTTTTACATTTTGATATTAACCAAAAACCTTGTCCTTGACATAAATCACAAGTTTGTCTAACTAACTGAACAAACATACCATTACCAACTCTTAAAGTTATAAAACCATCACCATTACATTTTTGACAATTTTTTCTTTCACCTCCCTTTCCAGAACAAGTATTACACTCAACTTTCCTGTCATATGATATAACTTTTTCAACACCTAAATAAGATTCAATAGCACCTATTTCTAAATTAATGACTTTTTCAGGTGCTGACTTTGCATGATTATGTTGATTAAATTTACTGAAAAAATCGTCAAATGGATTAAAACCATGTCCACCTGAATTACCAAATGGATTATTTTTTTGATTGTCATATTTTTTTCTTTTTTCCTCATCACCTAAAGTGTCATACGCCTCTGAAATTTTTTTAAATTTTTCTTCATCTCCGCCCTTATCAGGATGGTTCTCAACCGCTAACTTTCTATAAGTTTTTTTTATTTCTTCTTGTGTCGCAGTATCTTTCAAACCTAAAACATCATAAAAATTTTCACTACTCATTTACTTGGGATTATTGATTTTTATTTTTATTTAATGGAATATAATTTTCTAATTGTTTTGTTTAAAAATAAAACAAAAAAAAAAATAATCAATAAGTTTAAAAAACATAAAGTCGCTAATGAATTTTTTAAAAATTTAATAGAGAAATCCAATGATGTATATTTTGAAAAAAAATATGAAAATGGTAAAAAATGTGACTTTGAGTTAGCGTTATTAGAAAAAACGTCAAACACACTAATGCCAATATTTATGAAAGACGGATTTGGTCGTCAAGTAAAAGTAGAGTTAGAAGATAGTGATTATACAATAACAAAAATTGAAGCTTACAAGTTAGAAGAAGATATTTTAGATTTTCAAACTAAATTAAAAATTAATTTTATAGAATTTATATCAAAATACATAAATTCAGACGGAATTAAACTAATTTCTAAATTAAATAATAAAATAGTTGTTCAAAATGATGATTCTTTTTTTATGTTCACTTTGAAAAATTTATCGGATTCTGAAAGATTTTTGGACAATTTACAAACTTTCTTAGTTGATAATGGGAAAATGGATTGTATTTTAGTAAAAGATACTTCAACAACACAAAGAAAATTTTTATACGAAATTTTAGTTAAAAAAGGATTTCCTAAAGACTACTTGATGAGACATTCAACAACCCATCCAGAATAAAAACAAACTCAACACCTGATATTTCAACTCTAAACTGTCTATCAACTAAATTGTGATTGTTAAATTGGAATTTAGCATTATTAAAATCGTTTTGATTCATTTCTAAAACAATAATTTTTTTACTTTCAGGATAAACATTATCCAAAGAGTCCGTTATTAAAGCTAGTTTTTCAACTAACTCATTAACACTTTCTTTATTCGTTCCCATAATGATAATTTTTCTTTTTTCTTTGAAAGAATTTCTTCTTTTTTATGTTTTTTTATTTCCTGAATAAAATTTAATTTTTCTTTTTCTAAATCTTCTTTGTCCTTATTCAATTCACTCTTGAACCAATTTAGATTTGATTGACTCTTCATCTTCGTTAAATTTTATTTTTTTATTCGGTAATTGAAATTCTAAAGTTTTTAAACTATTGAGAGTTTGTTTTTCAAAAATTTGTTTTAGTTCACTAACTTTTGATTCAAAAAGTTTTTCTTTTTCTTCTAATTCAATATTATATGAAATAATTTTTGTAATACTTTCAATTATATTATTAACGTCGTTTTCACTAATTTCAGACACAAACGAAAAAAATCTATCGTCAGAATTTTTAGATTCTAGTTGTATTACTTTTTCCTCATTAGCGTACTTTTTTAGGATTTTCCATGATTTAGGAAATTGGACATCGAAACTTAGATAGTTTTCTAATTTTCTAACTGATTGTAAGTAAGGTAAAAGTTTTGAAAATTCTTGGAATAAACTCATTTTTTATAAATTGATTAAATAGGTAATGATGTATGATAAACATACACCTAAAAATGTAAGAGCTCTATTATTAAAAACCATTTTTTTTGGTGGATTTTGTAAAAGAGCACTTACAAAAATAAATCCTGTTCTTAAAACAGAAATTGTTGAAAATACTAAAAAAAATAAAAATAAATTATTAATATCAAGCATCTTCAGTTTTTTTTCTTTCGTCTAAAATTTCACCTCTCAAAATTTGTAACAACGACTTCAATTCTTGAGCTGTTTTTCTTGCTCTTGTACCCGCGCTTTTGTTACCTTTAAAAAATTTTGATGTGTCAACTGATAATTCGTCAGTTAAAGTTTTAATTTTTTCTATAGTTTCCATTGTTTTGTTTATTTGTATTTATTATCTTTTAAAAAATAATTTTTTTTTCATCATAGTAAATAAAAACTATTTTTTTTTAATTTTCATATTCTTATCTAAAAGTTTATAGATATTACCAATCATATCTAAATCTGATTTGGTGAAAGGTTTTTCTAAATCAAAAAGTTCTTTAAAAAATTTTGAGATTGATTTTCTTACTATTTCTTCTTTTTGTAAATAAAAAATATCGTCGTAAAAAGATTTTAAATAATCAAAATGTTCTCCTGTTTTTTCAAAGATTAATTCTTCTTTTGAGAAATCGTCAATTACTTTATTCCAACACCAAACAAAATGTTTATGCTTATCATCTTCAGTCATCACAATTTTTGTTTCACTGTGTGAATCAGGTTCACCTAAATAGGTTTCAGATATTATTAAATTTAAAGATTGTAAAAAATCAAAAAATAACTCTAACTTTTCAGGAAAAATATTTTGGCTTTTAAACCAAATTTCTACTTCTTCGGTTTGTAAAGATTGTGTTATATAATTAAAAAAATTCTCCATAAGAAACTCTTATGGAGAAATTATAATAACTTATTTTAAATTGTGAATTATTGAGTTTTTTTATTGTAACCCATAAGGTTTTTCATTCGGTTAAACTCTTCTGATAATATTTCGTTTTTCTTATTCTCAGTTGATTCAAGTTTCATCATCAACTTATCAGATGTGTCTTCACCTGTTTTATCATTAACAACTGGTTGAGGAGATTTATTATACGCCTTTCTCTTGATTTTAGCTAACATGTTGTCCTTTCTAATCTTATTTCTTTTTTTGTTAACATCAGATTTACCAGTATTCGCCCAATCAGGATTATTACCTGTTTTAGAAGAACCTTCAACATTAGCAGTAACCCAATCTTCATTTGGATGAATCGCATCATAATCTAAATTCTCAAGACCTGCCGCGGTTAAATTATCAGTATAATCTTGTACCGCATCTGATGGGATATAAGCCTTTTTAGACATTTTCGCTAAATCACCATTACCTTTCGGAAATATATCAGGGTTTGTATCATATTTACCTTTAGAACCGTCTTTTAAGTATTCTTTCATTTTCTTAGCAACAGATTTTAAATAATCATCATTTTCTTTACCTGACCCTCTGTGAGCCTTTTGATAAACATCCAAACCTCTTGTGTTAGAATTTTTTATATTTGATTTTTTTTCTTCTTTAATAATATTTTCTATTAAACTAACTAATTCATCTTCAGTTAACTTTAATGATTCGGCAACCTTTGATTTAACATCTTTAGCCGCTGATTTCATAGATTCTTTTTTATTACCATCTTTATCTAAATCTAAGAAATCAGGTTTACTACTTTCTTTGGTCTCCTTCTTACCTTTTCTCAACATTTTAAAATCTTCAGAATCAATCTTATTATTTTTGTTCTTATCTAATTTTCTTTGTTTACCGTGAAGAGCTTCTTTCATTTCTTCAGTTAAAAAATCATTCTTCAAGTAGTTACAAGATTCTTCATTATAATCTTCACTTTCAGTGTCACAAAATCTTGATACTCTTTCGTCATAAGCTGAAGACATATCTTGGTCTATACCCTCTTCATCTTCCATATCTTCTTCTTGAACATAGTCAAATGATGACCCTGCAGGTCTAAATTTAGTTTCTATACCATATTCTTCTTCCATTGAGTCTTTAGACCATCCACATTCAGTACATTCACCTTCAGATAAATTTCCACCACATGACTCACAAGCCATACCCATACCTTCTTCTAATTCTTCGTACATATTTTCATAAGAATCATATTCATCTTCTTCATCGTCTTCAAAACTAGACTTTCGTCTTTTTGGTACATACATCATATCATCTTCATCATCATATCCTTCTTCGTCATCAACTGTAATATCCATTGGTTCAATCATTGGTTTTCTTAACATATCTTTAATTTCATCACTTGTGTAATCAGAAAATCTAAGGTTACCAAAACGAGGATGTGAATCTTCCATACCTCCCAAATCTTCATCCATACTTGATTTGATTTTTGATACTAAACTGTCTGCCTTCTCATTTAAAGTTTCATTAATTAATTTTGAAACTAATGAATTGATGTATTTGTCTTTAGAGTTTTTCATTTTTTTTTTCTTTATAAATATCTATTATTTTAGCTTTTAATTAAATCATATTCGTAAGCTATGATATTTTTTACAACATCTTCACTAATATTGTATTTTTGACTTACGTTAGATATAACTTTTTTTAAAGTTTCATTTTCCCATATATTCAATGCTTTAATATCACCTTGATTACAATATGGAAACTTTTTACATTTTTTCTTAACCTGAACAAATTTACCTCCAGGTATTTGTGTCTTAGAAGCACCTCTCCAATCTTTTTTACTTTTTGATTTAGCCCAAATTGAATTAGTTTCGTATGAACCAGCAGAACCTGAACCAGTCGCTTCTTTGGTTTCAATCTTTTTAGGTTTTTCAGAAAAACTTCTTTTAACAAAATCACTATTAGGGTCAAACCCTACGGGTGCCATAAAACCTCCAGCAGAACCACTACCCGTAGCTTCACTTTGTTCTCCTTTCTTTTTTTTACCCTGACAATGGGCCTTTTGTGAAAATCCTTTAGGATTATTACAATCTATACTTTTTTTATATTTTTCAGACCAATCTTCATCTAAATCTTCAACTTTAGAAACGTGTTTGTATTTTTTCTTTTTAATAAATGGGTCACTTAATGACACATTTGGAGTCCCAAATTCATTTTCTCCTTTTTTAAATTCATTAAAGTCAGGGTCATTTTTTAAATCTAATTTGAATTGTTCTTTAGCCCTTGCGTTTTCATTAGTTGTTGATTTACCTAATGAAAACAATTTACCAATTGGTTTATCCATTTTTACGTTTCCAATTAAATTTTTTATTTTATTTTTTTGTATCTTTCTTTTAACTATTTTTTCTTCACCAACTTCTTGAGAAACTTTATTTATTACACCGAAAGCCTCAATTGCTCCATCAGAACTAGAAGTTATATCAGAATTCGAAAATATTTTTTTTTTCAAAACGTCTGTTAAATTTATATTTTCTTTTAATTTCATGGAATTAAAAAGCTATTATTAATAATAATATTAATCCTGTTGTTGAAGCAATTGTTCCTCTTCTCCACCACACAGATTTATCATTTGTTGTTTTAATCTCATTTTGTAAATCGTCAGTCATATTAACATATAACCCAATTTGTTTGTCTTTTTCACCAATTATTATTTGATTGTTTTTGTCTTTTTCTGTTAAGATTTCAATCTTACTATCTTTTTGTTTTTCTCTATCTTCAAGTAATGATATCTTTGAATATAATTCTTGATTCTCTTGGAGACACCCTTCTAATTTAACTAAATCTTTAGCAATCTTTCTAGCAACTTGTGAACTAATAATAACTTTAGTCGTATCTTTAGCTCCCGTATCTACCTGTGAAAAACTTATTAAGCTCATCATTATCATAATGGTCAACAGCATCAACTTTTTCATTTGTTTTCGTTTTTATAATGTTTATGTTGTTATCAACTAATTCAATTTCCTGAGTAATTTCTGTGATATTTGTATCAAGCTCAGCCAATTTATTATCCAATTCTTTGTTAATTAATGATACTGAATCAATTTTAGTTTGGATACTATCTATTGAAGTTTGGTATTTTTCAATATCAGTCTTTATCTTATTTGTTGTAACAATATCATAAACAAAAAGACCAATTATAATTAAAAATAAAATACTAACTATACTATTATTCTTCATTTTCTTTTTTAGTTTTCTTTCTTGATGCTAAAATTTTAGACCATTTTGATTTAAATTTTTCATAAAAAACTTTTAATTTTTCTAATAATTCCAAAAAACTTTGGTCTGTTTTAATCATTTCTCCATTAATATACATTCCGTTTTCTTCACCTATCGAAAAGAAAAAATCTATGTCAAAATCTATAATTTTACCTGACCATTCAACATTATTTTTGTAAACGTTCAATTTATTAAAATCAACTAAGTCAGATACTTCCGCAACAAACTCATCCATTGTTTCTTGAAACGCAATTTTTTCATCAGTAGTTAACTCTAATTCAGATTGTTCTTTACCGTTTAAAACTAATATCCCCCCAGAAATTCTATATGCCTGAGATTTATCTTCTTTTGTTTTTACGTCATCGTCAATCCTATCTACAACTGATTTTGTTATATTCATTTTGTCAACTACAGATGAACCTTCAATACCGACTTGTTCACTTATAATATTATACTTACTTTTAATCTCTTCATTTTGTAAATTAGACCATGTATTTGAAAGCATACTTCTTGACGCTTTCAATAATTTTTTTATTTCATCATGTGAATTGTTCATCTTCTATTTTTTTTATAAATAATTCAAAATCAAAGGAAGGGTTCACATCGGTAAAATAATTATAAAAATTACTTCTTGTAACAACACCTTTGAATTTTTCTATTCCATTTATTTTTGTATTATGTCCTAAAACATTTTTTTCAATTTTCGTATTTTCAAATATCAAATTACAAAGTTTTGCTAAACTTTCAATTTGGTATGTAGTATATGGATGCCAAAAAAAACGTTCTCTCCATTTTCTTTCAAAAACTTTACCTTTATAAATATCACCAATCCAGTTAACGTAATGATTATTCAGAGGTTCTTTATTTAACCAACCCAAATTTTCTAAAGAAATTATTATCGAATTTTGATTTATTTCTGAATTTTGGAAGAATTCACTATAATCTTCATTTTCAAGTAGATGAATTACCCTACCATCAGTATCCACAATGTAATTAGGAATTTTAGAATAAGATTTATTAAACCTATATTTGAGACCAGTTAAATAATTTTCTAACTTTGTTGATGTATGAGTTAAGATAATTTGTTTCTTATTATAGTTTTTACCTATTGATTTGAAATTATCATATTTAATTATATTTAACATCAATCATATAAAAAAATTAATTATTCTTACTGTAATGTAATCTTTTTTTTTGATTTGATTCATCAACATTTAAATCTTCATTTTGATTATTATTTTCATCAATGTTTAAAGTTTCTGTAACCTCATCATGTACAATTTCTTCTTCTATAATTTTTTTAAAATCAACATCTGTAATTTCCTCTTGGAATGAATGTTCAATTTCAACTTGCTGAGGTTCTTCTTGTGTTATCTTTAATTTTACATCTTCAATATATTTTTCCTTATCTTCTTTTACGATTTCATCATTATTTTTACTACTCTCATACTTTGTAAAGAAATGTAACGATGTTAGTGAAATTATTGGGAGTAACCCACCTTCTAAAAATGCCAACCATCTTTTTTGTGATATAATATCTGATGGGTCAGAACCTAAACCTTCAAATAAAGGTCCTGTTAACTCAACCCAAGATTTAAATAAATCACTATTAGCATCAATCTCTTTATATGAGAAAAAGACATTCCCTATCATTTGAATTAATGTTATGAGACCAAACATAAACCAAACACCACCTTTAATCTTATTAGTAGCAGCAACCAAAGCGGTCATCGCTCCCACCTCAATAGCTATAGATAAATAAACCGCCCAACTAAATGGATTCGCAATATCATACCAAGAAACAACGTGTGAAATAGATATTCCAGCAACTAAAAAAATAGGAACTAAAAACATAGTCCTGTTTGGATTATTTTTTATCCATTCCCAAATTTTACTCATTTTTGTAAATCTTTAATATTTTGTTTAACTTTCATATGAAGTTCCATTAGTTGTTCACCTCTGTCTTTACCTGAAATGTAATTATCGTAATCAGTGTGAACTTTGATTTTTTCTAATCTGATAACTTCTGAGATATTATTGATTGTATATTCTTGACTCTTAATGACGTTACTTAGACTATCTATTACTTTTTCTTTCTTAATTTCAGTTTTTTCAAGTTTATTTACTTGTCCTGATTTACTACAAGACCTAAAAAAGAAAATAACAAACAAAGCCGATAATATATACAACTTATATTTTTTTAACAGTTCAATAAAATTTTTCATAATAATTTTTCCTATAAAATAAAAAACCTTCTATCATAATAAATAGAAGGTTTTTCTTTTTTCTACAAGTAGTCAAATAAAATTGAACTCTCATTCCTTAATTTTCGAAGAGCCTTTTCTTTAATCTGTCTAACTCTTTCTTTAGTTAAGTTAAAATCACCACCGATATCTTCTAATGTTCTTGGTGTACCTGATATCCCAAAATAATCTTGGATAATAACCTTTTCTCTTTCATCCAATATATTAAGGATTGTCATCAATTCTGATTTAAGTATATCCTCATTGTTAAAATTGGCGTCAGGCATATCCGCCCCTTCATTTTTAAGTATATCTACTAAAGTATCACCCTCTTCATTGATATACATGTCCAAATCAATAATTGACGGTAAATTTTCAAACCTATCCTCTAATTTACCACCTTTGTTTTCAACTTCTTTCTTAGCTCTTTGTAAATCTTGAACAACATTCACAGGTAATCTAATTGTTCTTGAATTATCATTCAAAGATTGTAAAATTGATTGCTTAACCCACCAAACAGCGTAAGAGATAAATCTTAGATTTTTTGACCAATCAAAATTTTGTATCGCTTTCATTAAACCTAAATTACCTTCAGCAATAAGGTCAGGAAAATCTAAACCTTGATTTTGATATTGTTTGGCAACTGTTATCACAAATCGTAAGTTACCCTCTAAAAGTTCTTTATTAATTTTTTGTCTTTCTTTTTCTGAAATGTCTCCGTCAAGTATTATTTTGGCTAATTCTTTCTCACGTTCAGGAGTCATTACTTTTATTCTACGAATATCTTTCAAGTAATGTTGAATTTCTTCTTGGTTAATCGGTATTGATGAGTTTTTTTGTTTCATATTTTTATTTTGAGTATTCGTTTAAAAGGTTTTTTTCATATTCACTTAAAGAAGATAAACCACTGTTAGATATTTTATCTAAAATATTATCAAGTGACGGCTCTTTTACTTTGTTAGTCAAACAAAGGTCAACGTCTTCATCTTCTTCGTCAAATATAAGATTTTTTTCGATTCTATCTTTAAGAATTTTCAAAAATTCATTATCAGTAATAATATCATCATCAGTGCCAAATAGGTGAGTTTTTGTGATGGAGTCAAGTTTAACTGACAATTTGTCAGTCGTGTATGGTAAAAGGAAATAAATTATTTCAGGATTACTAAATAATTCATCAAGGTTAGATGTAACATTTTTTAAATTTAAATCCGTATCAAACGTAAACACCGCCGCAGTATCACCAAAATAAAATCTAACGGAATCACTTCTCATTGAGTCACTCAGAAACTTCGCGATTTTCTCAACAAAAACTTCTTGATTATCACTTTTACCGAACAAAAACAAGATATACTTCATAAATATTTTTTTGCTAATATACGTAAACTTATTGAGTTACAAAACTAATGTTATCAATTTTCTTAATTTTAATCACATTATCAGACCAGTTAGTTACTAAAGGATTGTGAGTTATGACAAAAATCTTTTCAAAGTATTCTTTAATTTTTGTAAAAAACTCAGAAACCATATCTAAATTATCATTTGATATTTTACCGAAAACCTCATCAAAAACAATAATATTTGGTTTAGGTAAAGAACAAATCTTACTTAAAACCGCTCTTAATGCTAATGACGCTATGGTTCTTTCATAACCTGAACCTGAGGCCATTAATTTCTCAACTTGAGTGTTATTATCAATCATAATGAATTCCACTTCATTTTTATCACTGATTCTAATCTCTAATCTAAAATGTGAACTATCTTCCAATAATCTTTGTAATTCAGAATTTATCAAAGGCATCATAGTTTTCATTATAATTTTAGAAATTCCATTTTTACCAAAAATCTCTAAATATATTTTGTAAATTTTCTCTTTTTCAGATTCTTCTTTAATCTTAACAATTAACTTACCATTGGATTCATTCTTATCTTCAAAGTTCTTTATTGTAAAGTTATTAGTATTAATTTTAACTTCAATACCTTTCTTTTCAACCTCAAGTTCATCTAATCTCATACCCGCTTTAATTAATTGAGAATCAATCTTAGTATTTTCGGAAATCTTATGTTGAATTTCTTGATATTTGATAAGTTTGTTTTTTAAATTTTCAATTTTCAAATCAAAACTTTCAATACTCAATTCATATTTTTCTTTGATTAACTTGTTTTTTTCATATTCATCAAAGTCTTTCTTTAACTGAACAAAAGCCTGTTCTTTGACATTCAAATCTGTCATTAACCCCTCAATTTGGGTTTTATGTATGATAAGTCCGTCAAGTTCAGCAATTCTTGTTTGGGTAATCGCCGCATTCATTAATTCAATTCCACAGTGTTCACATTTGATTCCACCACTTACAGAACTCTTTAACTTTTCAATACTTGAAATGTTTGTCTCAACTTCAATTTTTTGTTTATAATAATCTTTATATTCTTCTTTAACTTTATCATGTTGGTCCTCATGATAAAATTGAGTAGGTTCGATAACTTTAATTTCGTTGAGTTGATTTACAACATTAGATTTTTGTAAGTTAATTGAACTAATTTCATTATTAACCTTATCAGGTTGTAGTAAACTAATTTCTTTATCAATATCAGTAAATTTACTTTTCAATAAATTATCCCGATACTGTTGACCCTTACCGATTCTATCAATTACATCACTTAAAGATTTATCAAGTTCTGAATTATTTTCTTTAATTAACTCAATTTTTTCAATGTTATCTTGAATTTCATTTTTAAGTTGTTCACTGTTATAAACATTGGATAACATTGATTTTGAAAACTCAGAATAAATCTCTTTAGCGGCTTCTTCTTTTTTCTTTAAAAAATCTAACCCCATAAAACGTGAAAGGACTTGTCCACGAGCTGTAGGTTTAGAATCAATTAAATCCTCCAAATTAGTAGCAGTAGTAAGAATTGTCATCAAAAAATCTTCCTTTGAGCCAATGGATGTTTTAATAAAACTTTCGGTTTCACGTCTTTGTTCACCTGTAAAATTTTGTAAACTTCCATCAGATAATTTTTTGAAAAAATCTAATTCAGTTTTCACATTCCATTCATTACTTCGTGATAATTTTCTTTCTATCTTTCTAACGATAATGTAATCTTCCCCATCAATTGTGACCTCACCTTTAACAATTACCGAGTTTTTATCGGTAAATCTATTAAAGATTTCTTCAGCCTTTGTGGTTTTTGTTGTCTCGTTAAAGAATAAGAACAATAATAAATCAACAGAAAGAACGGTCTTACCACCAAAGTTAGGCGGGTTTGATTCAACAACTGAAATACCATCACATTTATCAAAATCAATTTTCTGACCTTCACCATAAGATAAGAAATTTGAAAACTCAATGTTTTTAATAAACCATCTTTTGAATGGTGTTACTTCAGTTTGATTAAGGATAAGTTTACTATCAACCGCATTATCCAACTTTATTATATCATCATATAGACCCTCATTTGATTTAGAATTGAGGAAAGATTTAACTAACTCTAACTGATAATTTTTATCTAAAATATTAAATGAAATATCAACGTTATGAACTGACTCTTCATCAGCACTTTTTGTTTTAGTAATTACGTTAATATTTGTTGACTGATACTTCTTTTGAAAGTATTGTCTAACACTTTTTATTTTTTCTTGTGTAAAATTTTCAGCAAAATCCTCCCATACAACTTGTATATATGGGTTGTCAAGCTTACTCAAATCTAAATCATGAGTCATATGTAAATAATTTAAAGTTGGGGGTGGATTAAACAAATCCATTATTAGTCATTTTCAGAAACGTTGTTTGTTTCAGTTTCAGCTGAAAATTTACTTTTCATTTCTTCCAATTTTTCTTCCATCAATTTTGTGTATTGTTTTTGGAAGTTTGTTTTGGCGTTAGTTAAGTTAATGTTTCTTTTCTTAACTCGCAATCTGTGGGTTTTTGCTCCACCTCTTTTTTTAGATACTGGCATATATATTTGGTTTTAAAATTAATCTATTTTAGCTGGTCGGTTTACCTCAAACCATTCAATTATTGCGTTCAAAGCCCATACTGAACCTGATGCTAACATCCCGTCAAAAAATATAGACAAAAATTCGTTTGTATCAAACAATTCTTTCACAGGAGAAAAGAATATTAAAGATAGAAAAAATCCAACCCATGTACTTGTACACATGACACAAGAAATAAGACCTGATATAAACTTACCCAATCCCTGAAAAGGTGCAATTTCATTATCACCCCATTTGTGAATGAAATTTCTTTGTTTATTAAAAATGGAACCGTAAACTAAAATGTTAGTCATTCCATATGCAATTAAAATCCAAGCTAATGTATTCATATTATATTTTTTGGTTTAAACTGGAACCTCGTAAATAATGAGCCGGTTGACTTACGTTTGATTCCAAAGTTTTTATTTTATTTTCTAATTCTTCTATTTTTTTTGTTTTATCAGAAATTTCCGACCTCAATATCATTAAAGTTTCTTGTAAAAGTTGTGTTTTATTATCTTTAACTTCGACCTCAACAATCTTCTCAATCGGAACTTCTTTTATTATTTCTACTATTTCTGGTTGTCTATTTTCCAACTGTTGTATTTTTAACAACAGTTCATTTATTTGAGTATCATCCGAAACTTTAATTATTTTTTCAACAATTATTTCAACAGGAACTTCCCTCACAACCTCTTGTATAACAATCTTTTCAACAGGTATCTCCTTAACAACTTCAACAGGAACTTCTTTAATTACCTCAACTTCTTTGATGACTTCAACAGGTATTTCTCGAATTACCTCAATTTCCACCTGTTTTTCTTGTTCTCCACCTATAAGTCCATACTTCCTAATATCAAACCCTTGTTTAAAACATTCCTGAATAAATTTATTGATATCTGTAATACCATTTAACATACAGAAGTCATAAATTTCTTTATTATTTTTTATCTCAACCGAGTACATTTAATAATTTGAAAGTTTTTCAGTTCCGTTAACGATATCCTCAAAAGATTTCATTTTAAACGAAAGGAATGGTTTAGGGTTTTCTAAATCTACAAATTTGTAAGTATCACTTGTCACATCATATATACCATATCCGTGTTTCTTAATGGTTTCTCCATAGTTTTGTTGGATGGTTGAACCAACCATATATGCTTTCTTACCACCAGGAATATTAAAAACTTGTCTTTTATGAATATCCCCACAAAAAACTAAATCACACCCATCAAATTTATCCGATTCAAATCCTGATTCGAATTTATATCCAATATCTGTAGTTAATCCTTGTACTGGTCCGTGAAACAATCCAATTTTTACTTTATCGGATTTTTGAATATCGGGTGGTATGTTGTGGTCCATAAGTGAGTAAACAACCCATTCAATATTTTCATCAGAATAAACACCTCTATTTTTATAATAAACAATGTTATCATTTTGTAGTGAATCAATGATTGGTGTTAAAGCATCTAACCTTGACATATTATTCTCAAGAAAATCATGATTACCAATAATCAAAACAGTTTTAGAGATTTTAGAACATTCGTTTAAAACCCAAGATACCATTTCAATTAATTCAGGTGTCATTTGGTTTTTTGAGTGTACTAAATCACCTGTGAAAACTATTCTATCAGGTTTGAGTTCAGTAAACTGATTTAACATATCTTGAACAATACTACGATAAAGTTCATGGTCTTTAAAAAGACGAATATGTAAATCTGAAAAGTGTACTACTTTATTTATCATTAGTGAATAAATCAAAATCTTCATCAACATGTCCACAATCATCACATCTGTAAGTTGGGAAAGGGACTAATGTATCCTCACTATTTCCTGTTAATAATGCAGGTACTTTCTTAATCAGTACTACCTCTTTAAAGAACTTACTACCACATTTACTACAGGTAACGGTAGGTTGTTGCTTTAAATCAATTTTGGGTCTTAAATCTAAACTATCCATACTATTTTTTTATTAATTATAATACTTTTATTTCGTTAAATCAACAAGGTCAATTTTGTTAATCAATTTTGGTGAAATCCAATTCTTTTTATAATCCTCAATAACACCTTTTTTAGCATATCTGTTAACACATGGTTTACCAGTATTATATTTTCCCAACGCTCTCATCCAATTTTTTGTTTTCCTGTAATTACTTGATAGAATTTTCATGGAAATCATGACATTTAACTCTAAAGAATCTCTTAGTTGTTTTTTTGTAACGTTAAACCCCGCATAATGTGATGCGTATTGTGGCATAATCTGCATTGGACCTACCGCACCCGCTTTAGATGTTTTATTATGAACATATAGTGTATCATGAGGACCTCTATAAGTTGTTTCCATGTAAGCAACATTAAATGCGATATTAATTGGAACCTTAAAAGAGTCAGCATAAAATGTAATTGCGTCATACATTCTTTCAGCATGTGTCTTTGGTTTCACAGGTTCAGGATTTGGTCTTTCAAGATTAAATGAAGCGTTAACAACAAGAACTGAGAGAGACGCAATTAATAAAGTGTTGAAAGTTTTCATAGTTATTATTTTTTTAAAAATTTACAAATATCCATTTCTAATACTGTGGTTAATGTTTGTTTCGGTATACGAAACTCTTCATAATCACCATCATCTTTCAAAAGTACAACTATTCCACCGTATATCCTAATTTTTTCATATTTGGTTCCCTCTAACATCTTTAAAATTAACTTTCCGTAAAGTGGAAGTTGAATAAAATAGTGACCCAAAGCATTATTCGGTAAATCAACAAATGGAAACTTCATTTTTTTGGTAAAATAATTTTCTTCAAAGTTTTTCTTTTTATTTGTTTTCCAGTCTGTTATTATTAAACCAATTTCATCACCTGTTTTATTTGGTATTAACCACACTTTATCGGGTTGTCCAGTATAACCTAAATCAGGGTCTCCTAAAACAATTTCGGTATCTAACAATTCAGCACCTCTTTCTATCATTAGTTTTAAGTAATTTTTTCCCGCAGAAATCATACTATCACCCTTCAGTATTTGAGTAAAGTCACAATCAAAAATTGGTTGTCTAACTGTTTTATAGTTACCAAATAAACCAATAGTATTTTGTTCTAAAAAGTAGTGTACCCGACTACCCATATTTGTTGAGTATGTTCCAGCAGCTTCCCACTCCTCAATCAGTTGTTGTTTAACTACCGGGTCTCCTTTTGATTTCTTCTCAGCAATCTCCTCTGTTGGGAATTCATCATAAAATAATTTCATAACTTTTGATACTGATGGGAAATCACTTCTAATTTCACCGTCTTTATTCTTCATGAAATATTTGTGGTCTTCCTCTATGAAAGTCAAATCAATTTCATTTCTTCTGTTTTCTAAAATTTCTCTGATTTCAACCGCAATATTTTTTAAATTCATTAATCTTTAATTTCTATGTAAAATTTATCTATTTGTCCTTTTAAGTCACAAACATCTTTGTCTTTTGGTAGTTTTACAATCTTAATTCTACCGTACAACGAACCACCATTTAATTCTCTATATAATTTAACTGTATCATTAAATGCATCACCATCAAGAGCAAGAATAATATCACCTTTAGCCTTTTCATATATTGTTGTAAAAAGTAACTCACTCAAATGTTTACCCAACATTGGTATACTATTATCTAAAAAAAATCCGTCAAAAACCCCTTCAACCAAAAAAATATCTTTTTTCCAATCTATCAAGTGTTCATTGAAGATGATTTTATCTTTCTCAGCTTCAGGATTTTTATATTTTGACTTTGTTGTTAGATTCCAACTACGAGCAATATAATAATTTAGTTCATTTTTCTTATCGTAAGATGGAACAATTATACGTCCCATATGAGAACCTTTATCACAAAAACCAATATTATATTTTTCTATGATTGTATCATCAATACCTCTTGTTTTCAAATAATTGTAAGCTTGTAATCTCACTGGATATCTTGGGTGAGAATCTTTAAATAAAGTAAAACTTTCAGGTAAAACAAGTTTTGGTTTTTCTTTTTTTACTTCCTCATTTTTTTCAGGTGCAAAAACTTTGTAAATTTTTACTTGTTTTTTATTACCATACTTTTCAACTAATCGACCTAAAGGACCTCTCATCCCACTAGTATCACCACAACTCCAACATTTAAAAACGTGGTCAAAATAATTTACTTCCAAATTACCTTTATTCCTTTCCTCATCACAAACGGGACAATTGAACGCTATTTGACCTTTGGATTCATAGTGTTGTTTGTGTTTTCCAAATAACTCTGTGAGTAATTCAACAATTATTTCTTTTTCGTCAGTCATAAACTATAAGATAAGTTAAAATAATAAGTTTATCAACCTTCACAAGTTTTTGCTTGAACTTATATTTATTGAAATAATATTATAAAATGCCAACAACTATCACAATAAACGGTATTTCGGGTACAAGTCCGTTTGATATTTATCTTTGCGATAATCCTATAACAACTTGTATTTACATTAACACTATTTCTTCAACCCCATATAGTTTTGACGTACCGATTATTTTAGATGGTCAAGACGATTTTAACATAAAAGTCATAGATAATAATGACTGCGAAACAATAACAATTTTAACCCCGTAATATGCCTTTAGTTTGTGGAATTAATTATTTTTGTATATCAGGTACTGAAATTACTAATGTAGATGATAACTATGAATTATCAGGTTATTTTAATGGTGAAGAATATTGGTCAGGAATGACAAATGGGAACTTCATTTATTATGTAACCGGAACTTCTGAATATTGGTGTTTATCATCTTCTTTAGGTGGTAGTTGTATATTATTTGGGGCTAGTCCATGTATTTCTAATTGTCCTGACTTGTGTAATGTTTATCTTTCAACAGGAAATTGTCCAAGTCCAACACCATCCCCAACAGTTAATTGTGATGTTTTAGATTTTACCGCAATTTTTGATTGTGAAGTTTCTCCAACACCAAGTAACACTCCAACAGAAACTCCAAGCCCAACATTAACACCAACACCATCGGTAACAAATTATTGTCCATCAATTGGTATTAATGTGAGTATATCTGCATATACTCCAACACCTACATCAACATTAACTCCAACACCTTCAATCACTCCAGAAGTAATTTATTATTGTAATTTTTCAGGAGACGTTACATTCACAACCGTTGACTCAGTAATTCTTTGTCCAGGTTCTAAACAATTTCAAGATTGTAGTAATGGTGTTATGTATTATACAACATCAGTCGTTGAAACTCCGTCAGGTGTGCCGCTTTCAACTTATATGATATTCGAAGCTATTGTAGATGGTGTTTCAAGATGTCTTTGGTATGTCGGTCAAAATGATAATACTATCGGAGGAAACATAATTGACCTAGTTTCGGGTCCATTAGGATACGCAAATTTAAATGAATGTAATCTTTGTGTACCTCAAATTTCTATGTCACCAACCGCTACACCGACATTAACACCAACACCTTCAGTTACACCACCACCAACTTCATTACCGTCAACATTATTCTACATATTTAGAAATTGTGCGGTTACCACTGAATATATTGTTCAAACATTACCAAGTATTACAACAATACCTTTAACTGTTTTAAAAACAACAACAGGTGATTGTTGGCAATACTTAACTAGTGTTCCAAATTTTGTTGGTTTACCACCTGGGTCTTCATATACGTTCTTTTTAGGAAATTATTTTACCAGTATTGAATCGTCTATATTTAACACTTGTGGGGATTGTTTCGAAAACATACCTGTAAGTTCATCACCGACACCAACACCAACTATTACACCAACTGTGACAACAACATCAACTGTCACTCCAACACCAACGGTAACACCAACTATTACTAAAACTCCGACTCAAACACCAACTGTTACTCCAACAATATCGGTAACACCAACAACAACTATTACACCGACTGTTACTAGTACAAATACTCCAACATTATCAGTCACGCCAACTGTGACTTTAACCCCTACAAACACACTAACCCCGACACCTTCAGGTTTACCTTGTTTTGATGATTGTTCAACTTTCGTAGCCTTCCGTGGTACAACTACTGGCGGTCTCGGTTTTAACGTACAATCATACAAACAATCATCTAATACGTTAACTTTATTTGGTAATTTTCCAAACAGTTATAATGATATTGCGAATTCAACAGATAAATTATGGTTACTTAGAGCTGATAATGTAACAATTGAGGAATATGACATAAGTCTTTGTCCTCCGTCATTTGTGTTAAATCGAATTATTACTTCACCTGTAACATTAGGTTCTCTTTTCGCATTTTCTAATACAGTATTATATAGTACAAACCTTGGGGTATCACCGAATAAAATTGTATCTTTAAACATTACGTCAACAACTGCAGTAGTTACTGATATTACAACACTACCACCAACTTATTTAGCTAACAAAGATATAATGGTAACAGATACGAGTAATAAAATTATTGTTTTAGTTGGTACACCAAGTCCAAGTCCATCTCAAAGAGTTTTACAATATAGTTCTACAGGGGTACTTGAATTTGACATTAATATTACTTCAGGAATGCCAGGAAAAACAGTTACGTCAATATTTGAAGAGTCGTCAAGAATCTATTTAGTAACAAACGATAATTCAGTGTATAGGATTAGTAACACATCTCCTTACGCTTTGTTACCACAACCATCGATGGTTGGAACCACTGGAGCAAATTTTGGGGCATCTCAAGCCAAATTAAAATTTGCACCATTCTGTATACCTACTAATTTCATATAATGAAAAGTATTACTTTAACAAATATAACAGGTTTAAACAATCCGTATTCAATCTACACATGTGATGTTTATGGAAACAACTGTGTTTTGGTTTCAAGTATATTAACATCAGTACCCCCAAGTATTACAATATTTTTACCACCATCTTTCGATACCTCACCATCGGTTGGTATTTTAATAGTTACTTCAGATGGTTGTGATAGATTCGAAATTTATGATTGTACACCTTCTCCGACCCCGACACCACTACCAATTATACCTCCGTATTTTCAAGTGGTTAATATAAATGGAACTAATCCACTTATTATAGAAGCAAGAAGTGCCGCGGTAAGTAGTTTTGACATTGATTGGGGTGATGGTTCTTCTTATTTAGTTAATTTTACTAATCCCCCATTTCCATTCACATTTGCAGATTATTCTTTTACACATACATATTCATTGAATACGTTTACCGCAACATGTGAGAATTTTCAACTTTCATCATCTTTGTCAACAGATTATATAAGAGAGATTAAGTTATCTAACATTTCAGATATTATTGAGAATAGTTATACTTTTAGTGCATTTACTGCGGCGACTGATATTTGGTTATCAGGTACAACTCTAACTGATTTTAGTTCGAGTTTACCTAACTCACTTGTTGATTTTTATATCTATAATACAAATGCTCCAGGGTCTCAAAATTTCCAATTTAGTCCTACAACTAATTTGGCAACATTACCAGTCTTTAGAGAACTATTAATTCAGAATACTGATATGTCAGGGTTTACCTACAATTTTTCAGGAAGTAGTTCATTTAGAACTTTAAGGTTAACAAACAATAATAGTTTAACTAACTTGAATGTGACGGTACCAACTGGCTCAACATTCCTTGAATTATACATTGTACTTAATACATCATTACCAATACTTAATGTGACCAATAATTTATCGGGTTGCACAGGTCTTGAATTAATAAATGTTTTTTCTAATTCCTCATTATCAGGATGGACATATACATTACCAGTATCTGCGGAAATTGCCAATCTTAATGGTAACAGAATCCGTAATTTTGATATTGATTTATCGGCAAATACGAATTTAACTAATTTAGATTTAAATAGTAATCTCGTTTTAAGTTCATTTACAAATACAATATCGGGATGTACATCATTAACAACATTAAGATTAGACAATAACAATTTAACAACATTACCACCTATATTTCCAAATAGTATTCAAACATTAAGATTGGATTTGAATGACATAACAGGATATACAAGTAACTTCCCAACAAGTTGTGTGACTTTTAATATGAGTGATAATGGACCTTTACAATATGTTCCACAATGGACTGTAGATTTAACAGGTGCTACGTCATTACAAACTTTCAGATTAGATAGTGTTAGTTTATCAGGATGGACAACACAATTCCCACCATCAATTAAAACAATAAGTTTTAGACAAAATAAGTTAACAAACTTTGATTTTAATTATACTCAAGGAGCAACATCAATAGATTTATTCGTCAACGAATTAACTGGAACAACAAATCTTTCGGGACATACTTCTCTTGTAACTTTAACTATTAGTAATAATAATTTCATAAATAGTACACAAATAATACAAGGTGACTTCCCATCAACTTTAAGAACATTTACTTCCGTAGGTAGTTCATTATTAACAGGTTGGACATCAACATTCTCAGCAATGACCAATATATTATCAATCAATTTTGCGAGTACCGGTCTTAAAACTGCGGCGGTTGACTTTATATTAGATGACGTAGCAACTATCGCTGTATCCAATACATTGTACAATCGAACATTGAACCTATCTGGTACTCAATCCCCAACGGGAGGTTTAACTAATCCTGATTATTTATTACTTACAGGCCCACCATATAACTGGACAGTAACGATAACCCCATAATATTTTTACCAAATATTTTCTTGATTCATATAACCTAAAACACAAGCGTAAGCATCAGTTTGGTCAAAGTTTTCTTTTTTAAGAGTATTGTTTTTTGTATATTGCCACTGAATTTGTGGTTCTTTTTTTGCAACTAAATCCCAAATTATTTGTTTTTTATCACAATCTTTTGAGTAACCACCAAACAATACCATTTTATTCTTATCGTTTTTTTGAACTAATTCAGGAAAAGCAAACTTTCTTGAGTTATAGGTAGAAATGTAATCAGGAACTATACCCAATACATCATAAATTTGTTTAGTAATTAAAGTATTAAACCTTAATAAGGTTTGAATAGTATAAACGTTATTACTATTTAATAGAGGTTCTTCAATGATAACTTTAGTGATACCTAAATCTTTATATTGTACTAATTTTGTTTTGAAAATTTCACTTTTCAAAATAAGTTCTTTAATTTTATTTTCCTCTTTTGGTTTTGGGACAGGTGAAACATGAGTTAATTCTAATAATTCTTTTGTTTGTATATCAAATAATGCCCATCCTATTGTGCGAGTTGATACGTCTAATCCCAATACTTTTGGACTTTCTTTTAATCTATTTTTACTCATTATATAATTTAGTTATCCTTTTATAGGTAACAAGAATACACCTATCGAATATTATTTTATATAAAATTCGTTAAAATGTTAGAATTGTAAAGACATTTAACTTAAAGAAATTAAAAATCAAATTTAACTAAAAACTGTTGGATACCTGTTCTCAAAATTGGTGATTGCATTTTAGAAACAATCATTAGATTTTTTTCAGAATCATAAAGTCCAATTTCAGTTATATAAGAATTATTTCCAAATGTCCAAGAAGGATTTTGGGAAGTTTGAAATTCCGCCTGACCTAAATTAACTTTATATTTCATTTCATAAATTGTGGCTTGAATATCAGTTTCTAATGAACCATAAAAATAATACTCGTCTCCAAAGTTTAGAGTTACTCCTGTTTGTCCAACTTGCGGTAAATCGATATAATTATCTAAATTGTAAGTTGGTGCGGTATCATAATCATCTTGTGTTACAACAAAAGTTGTTCCCGTAAGTCCTGATTGTGTTATATATCCATTTATTGTTGTAGCTGAAAGATATTCGGTATAATCAATAATTTTCCATTCAGCAGGATTTGGTCTAGCATCTCCTTCAACTTTTTGTACTATTAATTGGAATGAGTCTCCTATAAAACCAGTTAAAGTTAGTGGTAAAACATTAATGTAATTTAAACATTCAAATTCAGGTCCAAATCTAACCGCGACATTTTGTTCACCATATGTATTACAATTAATTTTAGGTCCTTGAATTTTCACATAATAATTACAGTGTAATGATTCTGTAAATGCACTACTATTACTAAATCTATAAGTAACATACAAATATTCAGTATCTCCAGTCAAAATACCATTAGATACTGATTCATTCCCACATGTATTAGGTGTAACTAAAGAAATTTTAGGTGCGGGTAAAGTCCAGTTTCTATTTGATTTATAAGACATTGCCGCTATTATTTCTTCATCATCAATTATTACTATTTTATCATCAGGAAATACTTTACCAATTCTATTAGGATAACCATTTGTGTTTACATTTGTATCCCATAAGTGATAATAACGTAACCCAGGATTATTCATATCCGAATTTTTTTTAGACTCCATATAATGAACCTCAAACAAATTTAAATTATCAAATCCAGGTGGGTCAACCCAAAATGTTTGTCCACTACAACAAACAGGTGATTTATGCCACATTAACCATGGAATATGTAATTTGAAATTTCTTGCTTGACCATAAGTGTCATTCTGTATTGATTGTGAATATGGTTCTAAAGCAAATTTTTCACCATAAAAATTATCAATAGTTTGATTAGTATAATGTATTATAGCTATCGATTTTTGTTCTTCAGGTGTTACAATAACTTTTTCAGAAAACGAATTGTAATAGTAAACTGAATCGGTATCAGTTTGTCCTGATGAAGAAGCGTAACCAAAATACTCTTTTGACCCCAAGTATTCAATAGAACCAAAATTTGTATAATCTTGATTTGAGGTTGAGATTAATCCTGCTGGACTTTCTGACCATGGAATATTCATATTCCAAATTTTAACATCAAATTGGTCAGTATCACATATTGATTCAAAATTAATAACATCATCTTTCCAATGTTGTCTTGGTGTTACACTATCATATATTTCAAACATATCTGATGGGTAAATTAAAATTCTACCATAACAACCAGGTAAAAATACACTATAATCAGGAGTTGGTCTATCTAATTCAATTAAACTCCCACAAATTGAAACAATCTTATAAGTTAATATAGGATAACAGTTTGTAATTTGAGTAACACACTCAGGTAATGGAGTCGGTGTACAATCAATTTTTGGTGTTGGTGATAAACATACTGTTGAAGTAGGAGTCGGTGTTGGTGTAGACGTATTACATGGGTAAACTAATGTTGATGAAGGTGTTGGCGTAGGAGTTGGAGTTAAAACACTTGTTGAAGTAGGTGTTGGAGTTATTTCACAATAACAATTATCTAAACCATTACCATCATAATAAATTGTGATAATATCACCTACTTTTGGCAACCTTACAATATCAGTATTACAACCCGAATATATTAAATCTATAAAAGTACCACCACTTAATGTCAACATATCAACAACATAGTTCGAATTAATTACATAAGAGCTATTTGTTCTCGCACTCCAATCTATTGTGGTAGCGGTTAAATCACCTGTAAAAAATCCTCTCATAGCAGCTCTGTTGTATATTGAACTGACTGAAGAATCCATAAAAGGTATACCATATGTATTACCTTTATTTCCTTGAACAAAATATGGATATTTTACGTACTGTTTATTAGTCTCAGGAACAAAACTTGAATTTTGTGAATTGTAGTTTGGTTCTAAAACCATTGTATTATATTGGTTATAACTACTTGGTAAAGTATTATAGGATACTTCACTATCACCAATTTGGAAATAAGAAATATTAAAATTTCCTTCTGATAACTTCAATCTTCCAGCGTCTGTTAGTCTTGAATTAATTAATCCGGATGTATTTTTGAGTATATATGTCATCGTTAATAAATATATAAATTTTAAAAATTAAGTAACTAAAATACCACAAGGACTACATCCACTAATATTTACATTAACAATTGAATATGATTCTTGTGATTGTCCCAAATAACATGAAACCTTTTCATTTTTATTTACAGTAGTATTTGTCGTTATTAAAACAACATCTCCATATGACATAGTTATATTATTCCAATTTTCAGTATTTGCTGAACTGTAAATATTATAAGAGGTACAAGTGATGTAAGTATTTAAAGTTTCACCTGTCGCAAAAGATGTTGAAGTGATTGGAACTACTGAAGAATTTTTTGTAAGAACGCTACTTGTTGTGATTGTTGCAGAAGTGTAACTTGGGGAGGTTTCAAAATCATTAGTATGAACCAAATCAAATGTTAAAGTTGAACCGCTAGGTATAGGAGGTGAAACTGTAACATTTGTATAATATTCTTTTGTTAATATAGTACTTGTACTTGAAATGATTACAAATGATGTACTTAAAGAAACATTATATATTGTTTTGTAAGGTAAATTATTCAATTTAATAACAGAGTTTACTGTTTGACCACTAGCATCTTTAGTCTGAACAGGATATAATCCAGGATTTAGTTTATTAAAAATAGGAACACTTTTAAAAGATGTACCACCATCAATAGAATAAGTGTAAGGTGAAACCCCACCTTCAGTATTAATAACTATGTTTCCATCAGAACCATTAATTGGGTTATTTTTGGTAATACTCATTTTTAAAACACCTGTATTACCACAGGGGTCATCGGTACTATAAAATTCAAATTCATTAGAACTTACATCCCAAATACCAATAGGTGAACCATCAATTTCCGCCTCTACAGTAATACCTACGACATTTGTCATACCACTTGTCTCCCATTTATCAGTGGTAGTATTAAAATAAATTAAAAAATCACCTGGTGTAGAACATGGTAAATCACCAATCCAAGTTTGAATTCCATCTATATCATATGATTCAGTTAGAGTAATGAATTCTTCACCACAAACTCCACTAAAAAACACACAAAGTTCAGTAGAAAAACACTGACCTTCAACTACTATTGGTTGACCGCCTTGTCCAACATAATACCATCCTGTAATTGGTGGATAAACCGGATTATTATTTAATACCTGAAATGAACTTGTATAATTATTTAATGACCATCTTTGATTTATATCTGACCATGTAATACTATAAAGTCCGTTATCACTAATATAACTTGGTTTTCCATCAACAAATACACTTGTTTGAAAATGAATTAGTGAAGACTTTAAAGTCATACAAAAATCACCAACTATCGGAACAGGTGTTGGCTCAGGTGTTGGCTCAGGAGGTGGTGGTGTAATACCAGGAATCACACAGTCAACAGTCTCTGTAAAATCACCATAATAATCAGTTACAGTCGCTTGATATGTACCCGGTGGGAGATTATATAAATATTGATTTATATTTTCGTTCATAAAATTTGTATTACTCCAAGAAATTACATAAGGTGGTGTACCTCCAGAAATAACCAATGTTGCGGTACCATCAGATAAACCATAAGAAGATATATTTGTAGTAAAACAATCTAATCCAACAGGGTAAATAGTAATTGGTTCACATTCATTTTTTAACACATATACCACACCACAAGGTGTGTCCGCAGTATAAAATGGTTCAGGTTCATTTCCAACTTCTTCAAAACAAATTTGATTTGACCCAAGACACTCAATACATCCATTATACTGAAAATATGTTATTGGTACATCATAAATTGGATAGATAGTCTGAGTAGGACTACTAATAACCTCAGCACAACAATTAAAAGTTGGAGTAGAAACATAGTAAACTTCTCCAGGTATAAATGTACCAATACTTGTTGTTAAAGCAAAATTATTATTTGGATTAGTATTATCTTCACAACATAGTTTGAAATATATTAAAGATTCTATACATGGGTATTTAGATATACAACTACTACATGTAGATATAAAATTTGCATCTACGTTATCTGACTTATCTAAATTATTAATAGGGAATGCAACAACGGATTGTAAAGGATGTATTGTAGTCGCAGATGTTTCTCCTGTTCCTATATATTCAAAACAACCTGTTAAATAAGTATTTGGATTATCAGAAGATACTACTATCTCAAAAGCAATTGATTCATTTAAAGGAGAAAATTCATTAGTTGTTAAACCTGTAAAAGGAGTTAACGCCTTATTAGTTGTTGAATCGTAACCATATATTGAAAAACTTTCACTTCCACAACATGAATCAAAAATCATTAAAGTATCATTATTACTTGATACAAAATCAACAACAATAGTTGGTGATGGAGAAATTAATCCAAAGATAGAATTTACAAAATATTTGTAATTCGGTTGTATATTAATAACTTTGGTATTTGATGTCGGTTCATCTACAAATGAAAAACCAATATAATCAGTAGTACCAGTATTTTGAACTTTATATATCATTTTTTATTTTTTTAAGGTCCACATGCAACACATGAAATATCGTAAAATATGTTTATGGATATTTTAACATTTACATCCACAAATGAGATTGTTTGGTCACTACATCCCGTACTAATAGTAATTTTATTACCAACCAAGTCTATTGAGACACTATCAATACCAGCAAAACCTAATATTAAATTTTCAATGGTGGAAGTAACTACGTTATCTGCAGGAAAATCACCTAAAGTAGTACCAGTATAAAATGATGTTTGAGCTGTTACACCACTTACTTCAACAATAGCAGTAAAAATTGAACCATTTAATATACAACCATAATCACCTGAGGTTAAATCATAAAAACCTTCAATGAGCATCTGTTGTGGTCCTTTTTTTGTTACAACTCCGTTATAAGCAAAAGTTTCACTACAAATACCAAATACACCATAATTAGAAATAATATTGTAACCTTCTAAAGTTATTTCTCTAAATAATGTACAACCATCACTGTCAGTAATTGTTACTGAATATGTACCAGCACTTAAATTTGTAATAGTTAACCCTGTTTGTCCATTTACATTACTACTCCAGTTTATTGTAAAAGGTGGATTACCTTCTGTTATAAAAATGTTAATTATTCCGTCATTATTCCCATCAGTAGGATTTGTACCATATAAAATAAAATCAATTGAGGATAAATCAGGAATTACTATATTTTCATTTTGAGTACAACCTGTAGCATCTGTAACTGAAACAACATAATTACCTGAATTTAAATTTGTAAAAAGATAACTTAAATCAGTAGTCGTAACCGATTGTCCGTTCAATTGATATAAATACGGGGCGGTTCCACCACTAGTAATTGTAACTTCTACTTCACCATTAATTTCATTACAAGTTGCACCAGTTATTGATGTTGTTAAAGTAAAACTATCCTCGGTTGTAATTGTTATAACATCATAATAAACACAAGGTCCATTATCACTAATTTCTAATGAATAGATATCCGCAGGTAAATTATTGAAGATATAATTTGGAGATGAGCTTGTTGTTGAAATAACTGTTCCTGAACTTCCTGTTATACTGTAAATATAATCAGGGGTACCTCCTAATAAAACTATAGATATACTACCTGTATTGTTACCACAAATACTTTGAGTTGTAGTTACCGAAATCAAACTAAAACCTCCGGGTGTAAGTACACTTGTTGAAACATACGCATTACATAATCCAGCGTCTGTTACAGATACACTAAAATACCCTGAGTTCAAATTATTAAAAGTATAACTTGTTGAGAAAGTTACAACACTTTCACCATTAGTACCTGAAAAATAAAATGGTGCAGTACCCCCTGTTACAGTAACTGTAACTGAACCATCCGCTAAAAAACATGATGGACTAATTGACGTTACTGATGCAAATCCAATATGAGGTACGGTAAAAACAGTTGTTCCACTACCATATGAACATCCAGTATTATCCGTCACAGTCACACTGTAAGTCCCGCTAGTTAATCCTGTGATTGATGGTGATGTCTCACCATTAGACCACAAATATGAATATGGTGGTGAACCTGTTAATCCTGTAATAAATATTTTTCCAGAATCCGTTGTACATCCAGCATCATTTACAACATAAAAACCAAAGTTTAAAGTGGACGAACTTTTAATAATACAACTTTCACTTATTCCTTCACAACCACCTCCATCATCAGCAATCACATAATAAACCCCTGGTTCTAATCCGTTAAAAATAAATTCATTGGTAAATGAACTTCCGGATGATATATACCCATTTGTTGTCTCATATAAATAAAAAGTAGGATTTGAATAAATGTTTTGGGTATATGCCGTCAAACTTCCATTATTTAATCCACAAATTGTATTAATTTCATGTGATATTGAAACACAAGTTCCTGATGAAATATACAAACTAACAAGTACTGAAACCGAAGGTGAACAAGAATCATAAACTGTAAATGTATATGTACCAGCAGATAAACCATATTCTGAATAGTTTGTTACACTTGGTCCAAGTGGTATTGTTGATGTTATTGGATAATTCCAAACAATTGTATAATCAGGAGCCGTTCCGACTATATCTAATGAAAACGCTCCTGATGTGGTTGATTGACAATCACCAGTGACACTTAATATTGTTGACAATCCACAAGATGACATTAATTACATAAAATATTAAAGTTTATTCCAACGTTCAAAGTAAAATCAATACTTTCTAATGAACTTCCACAATCATTATTAAAAATGATTATTGTATCTTCACTTGTTAAATAATAACTATATCCCAAAGAAGATAAACTATCTAACGCTAAAGATAGTGCAACGTCCCAATCAATTTGACTTGGTGTACTTATTCCTGGGGTATCATATCCTAAACCATTAAAAAATAGTTGTGTAACAACTGGGGTTCCATCAAATCTGATGTCAACATACCATTCTGATTGTGTAGAATTTAATACACAATTATTAGTTGTAAGTCCTATCGATGTTAGGTAATCTGTTAGTAAACTACCTAAAACACCTCCAAAACTTTGAATTTGAGAATCAACGTTCCACGGATATTTGTAACATTCAACTGACTGTATTGGACAATCAGTATCATATATATTAGTAGTTAATTTACAAGGTTTACAAGGGACTGCAACTAGTTTACAACCTTCTTGTCTTCGATACACAAATTTTTGTCTGTGGAAAATTGAGTTTTCATATTTTACACCTGTATTCCATAAAGTTGTTGCCGGAAACATTTGTTCAACCAATCTTATCCAATAATCACCCATCCCAACAACATAATCTATCATTGTTTTATATGTGAAATTATCGTTAGGTATATTAATTGTTTGTTGTGATTCTAAATATTTCCAATAAATCGATTGTAATGTTGGATATCCACTTGTTTTACCATCAGTTACGTATTGTCGATTTCTAACATTTATCATGTTCTGCCAAAAAGTTTGAGCGAATTCAAAAAAAGTTTTTTGTTGTGGTTTAGGATTAATTTCAGTCCAATCAACCCCACCTCTTTCAGGATATCCAGAATTTGGATATGGGTTACATTTTGTTGGTGGCACATATCTCAATCCTTGGTATGGAATAGGATAATTATATTGTCTTGACATATACCAAACATCGTAAGCTAATCCCTGTGATGGGTTTAAAAACAAATCAACATTTTTTACATTTAAAACTAATTTTTCATTATCCACTAAATATCGAGCATTTATACCTCCATCTAAATTAACCCTCAATCCTGTTTCTTGGTTTGTCCAACTTTTATTATTGTCAACTATTGGTCTTAAATTATAACCTAATGACATATAAGGAAACTTTCTAAAACGATTTAAATAAATTTGACCGTATGAAAATGGAACTAACTGAGTTTGAAAATTTGGATTTGCTCCTGTAAATACTGAAGTCGTTAAATTAACCTCTTCAGGGGACCTGTGTTGTGGTGTTGATTCAAACCATCCAGCACCAATTTGAAAATAATAATTTGGTGTTTCAACAGGTGCTTCAGGATATCCTTCAACATCCATAGGAAAATTATCAAAAGTTAAATTAACATCTGAAAATTTTGTTACTGTTGTTGTACCAGTATATGACACACCAAAAATTGTAAATACATTTGAAGGGTCTAAAACAGGTAGTTCTTGAGAATATGTACCTCCTGAAATTTGTGTGTATTGTTCAGAAAATTTACCTAAATTAATTCTTTGGTCCGCCAAATAAATAAATTCATTAAATTCAACTAATGCATCAGGTGCCCCAATTAACCTCATTAAAGTTTCAACTGATTTTCTAGTACCTTTTGATTTAAAAAGAAACGCGGAATTTAATATAAGATTTCTATAATAATTGTAATTTAATTCATCAGGAGTTGATGATACAGGAATACCAGAGTACTGAGATTCATCATAATTTGTTTGACCAAATACAGATTTCAAAAATTGGTCATTTGTAATTGGTGAAATGTTTATATTCCAACCTAATGTTTGTGCTAAATTTTTTAGTAATTGTGATGGTATGTCATTTCCGGTATTATAATGTACCGAATTCATATATGCTAAAGCGTTTATAAACTTGTTTGTTTCATCAAAACTTCTACCATATAATTGTAAAACTTTTTCTGTTTTATGGTCCTGAGTATCAAATTCTTTAAACGCTCCTGTCGTTAAAAATCGGGTTATTAAATTTGTTTTGTATGAATCAAATTCTTCACTAACATCATTTAAACTTTGTAGGTAATTTTGAAAACTTCCACTAACAATATCTAAATTCCAAAAACCATCTAAAGGCCAAGTTATACTATTATTTTGTACAAAAAAATCACCACTATCCGATAATTTTGGTATTTTAAAAAGGGCGGTATAAATTGGTTTAATACTTCTATTTAATAAAAAATTCTGTACTTCATCCAATTTATTTTTAAAAACTTTATTAACTTCTTCATCATTTGGTCTCACAACTAAATTATCATAAACATTTGTTTTACCTGAAAAAGGATTTCCTTGAACAAAAATTTTAAGAGTACCACTACTTAGACTATTCGTTGGTATCATACCAGTCACATTAAATCCCTGACCAAAATAATATAAAGAATATTTTCTAAATTCGACTGTCATATTTCTTAATTCAGAAACAGGAATTTCTAAAAGAGATAAATTTCTTGTAGAATTAGTGGTAAAATCAATACCAAAAGGATTTCTTATTCGTTTTATATCCAATTCAAATGATGTTTCATCTGTAAATTGATTATAACTTATATTAAATGCGGTTGTACCTGTCGTATAGTTAATACCATAAAGATTCGATTCAAGTGCTGCCGGAAACTGACTTATAATTATGTTTACAGAAGAAGATATTCTTTTAGACATTGAACCGTATAGAACAAAATTTGTAACTATACTTAAGTCATAATTTGGATAAACTTTAAAATTTTTCTCAAAAATTGCCTTAGATTCAGCAATAGTATTAATCCCCAAACTTTTTAAATTTATGGGACCAGAAAAAGTACCAATTTCAAAAGTCCTATTAACTTTTTCTGCAGTTCCTACTGTAAATTCAAAATTACCCTGTGTTAGTCCACCACCTTGTACTAATTGAAATCCAACTAAATTATCAGAAAAAGTACCTTCCCCTGAAGCAGTAATTGGTGGACACTTATATTTTTGAACAGCCATTATTGAGTTATGTTTGAGAAGTTTTTAGTAAAATCGATGTTATCTCCTCTATCTTGTCTTACTTCGAATAACAAATTATTAAATTGGTCTCTTATTTCGTATAAATTGTATTGTTTATAAATAACATTAGAAGTATTATAGAGTGTGTAAATACCATCTTCCATAGATTTAGTTTGGTTACCATAAAGAGCAATTGCCAAAGTACTAAAGTCATGTTCCGCAATTTCAACATCCAAAGTTATCGGATTAAAAAATGTATTTGTTATTATTATATTCTGATTTGGTTGCCCAATATATGGTAATGCGTTTGGCTTATTAGTTGGTGCGGAAGATGGTGATAATGTACAAAAAATTAAATTTGTATTATTATCTGAGTATCTATATCTTATAGCTTTAGCAGTTGTGTTAGTAAGATTTTGAACCACAGGTTCACAAAAAAAACTTGATGTAATTATTCTGAAAAAATTAGGTATTTTTGTCCCGTCAGGATTTAAATATTCAATTCTAAACCCAACTAAACCTTGGTTAATAAACTTATTTCTATATTCGCTAGGTACAGAATTTAAATCAATAACTAATCCTCTAACATTTGGTAAAGCGGATAATACTCCACAATCCAATATAGTTGTTCTTATCTGTGCTGGCCTCAAATAAACAGTATATATACCAATCCTGTTAAATTGTTCAGCAGGTAATTTTAAATTATATAATCCACCTAAAACTTCTATGTTTGAATTACCTCCAGTATTCGCATTATTAAAATATGGTCTTAATAACGCGATTGAATTTAATTTTGTTAAAACAAAATTTTCAGTTTCATCTCTCGATGGGGTATATAATAATAATATCTCAACATCTTCAGGTGAGACATCAGCTGGTCTTAACGTTCCATAAGTTCCTGTAGCCATATTTAATTAAACAATTTTTCTTTTTATTATAAATATTGAATTTATATTTTTATGACGTTAAAAAATCTATATCCATAATCCATCAAACTTCCCATATTATTAACCTCACCAAGTCTTTCAACATATTCCAATGCAGAATTTTTACCTCTTTCGATAAAAACATTAGATTGTACTTCAGGTTCTGAAATTACATTTAGTAAAACTTCATTTTTTGTAATAGCCGAACATAATAGTTCATATGTACATCCAGATGATTCAACAATAAAAACTGTTTGACCATTACTATAATCATAATAAGTTATATCATTAAGTGTATAAGATGTGTAAGAACCATCAAATGAAGGTCCCCACCAAACGCCAACTGAACCTGAACTACCAGTTACTTGATACCCCATTTTGTACTTACCCGCATCTAATTCTGATTTTTTACCATAAACTTGTAAATCACCCATACTTGAAAAAGTATATCCAGTAACTAAAAATGGAATTGTACCATACTCACAACAAGGAGTTTCTGTTTCACATATAGAATCACCAGTAAAAATATAATCATACATTAATGGTGTATTCGACCAACTACCTCCTGCCGGAATAAAAAATGCAGTACCATAAGGATTATCAATTACAACATCTGTAAATGGTACATATATTGTTTTTTCAATCACATTATATCCCCAAGGACTCATTCCTGACATAGATATTTGGTATTCACCATCCTGTGAATATGTGTGTGAATAATAATTAGGTGCAACACTTGTAATTACTTGAATAGGACTTCCGTCACCCCAATTAATTTGATAATCACAAAATTCTAAGAATTTTTTAAATTCAATATCTGAAGTATTAAAAAAATAATAAACATACGGATTTAGTGTGTCAGCACTAAATAAAAAATTAATCATTACATCTTTTTGTGTAATTAAACCATCAAAAACATCATAAAAACCAATATCTACCGCAGTTTCACTTAAATAAATAGGAATAGTTAATCCAGTTAAAATGGAAGCACCATCTGTTCCTCCTGATAAAATTTCAGACATACTTTTATAAACAAAAGTATAACCAGTAGTTAAACCTGAAATAGTTTGTCCACTTACATCACAACATGGGTCATATGGTAAAGTATTTGAATATTCTCCTTGTACATATTTTACAAAAAAAATATCATTACTAATAACCTCAGGTGAAATTCTAATACTATAATTTATCTCATCCATTTAATTTTGTGGATTTACATATTCATACCAATTTATAGGTTGTAAATTATCACCTACTCTAAAATTTGTTAAAACATTATAAACTTTATAACTATAATTATTATAATCTAAAACAACTTTATAATAGAAATAATCTTCAGGTTTAAAAGAAAATCTATCCCCCGGTAAATTTGATTGTGGTTCAGTCATCATTTTTACAAAAACACCTGATTTTGCATCAAAAAATTTAGCGGTCATATAAAAAGTACTAATATCCAATACCGTTCTATCTCTTAACCAATAAAAATAAAACCCTTCATTTTTCTTAATATAATCTAATTCAAATGTTGGTTTTTTTATAAAAACATTATTCACCAAATCTATCATAGGAACTAAAATACTTTCATTTTCACCTTCCGTAACAGGTAATATCACAGTAAAATAGTTTTTTTGAGTTGCCGCTTCTTGTGTATCATAAAAATCCAATTTAAAAAAAGATTTTGTAAATTGATTTACTAAAAAATAAATTTCTTCACCTGAAAATCCTTCAGTTATATAACTATCATCCCAATCAGTCGAAATAGACGTTGGTATATCCGTTGGGACCCCATTAAAAAAATAAAAATTATAATAAATTTTTGTAACGTTATCTTCCCCATAACTATCATGTGCAAACCTGTCTATTTCATAATCTAATGGTGAACCAATGATTTCTTCTATCACAGTATTTTCGTATTCCTGAATACTATCTAATCGTCCAAAAAAATCCCATTTTAGTTGTATTGGAATATCAATGAATTTATTATTCGAAATAGGAAGTGTAAATTTATATTTATTACTCACAGTCGTCTATAATTGGGTCTATAACATTATCAAATACCCTATAATTTGTACCTTCGGGTATTATCTTAAAAACTATATATTTAAAAGGATGGTGTTTATTATTAATAAACGGAAAATCAACTCCACTACCATCAACATCTATGAAACCATAATCATATAAATCCTTCCAAACAAAAACATTTCTATTTTGTGAAAACTGAGCATAACTAGGAATATCAGCAACTTGACTTGGTAAACCATTTTCTAAATAAGAAGAAAATGTTCGTATTTGAACAGATGTATGTGGTTTGTAAAAATATCCGAATTGATTTAAAGACGTTAAATTATTAGTACCAATATTAAAAAGATTTCTATTAAAAGTTATTTTATGATATAAATCTGAAACAACTCTCTCGGTCTGTTCAAAATCATTCCATTCACAAAAATCACCATCTATTACATCGCCAATACTAAGTGTTTTGTTATAAACAAAATTGTATGGTACACCATTAGAATCAACACCGTATTGTGTTGACAAATTGTAAAAATTATTAGGTATATTAGAATCAGAATTAGAATTAGTATAACTCCACCAATTACTTGGTAATTGTGTTACCGGATGAAGAGGTAAATTAAATTCCCAACCCTGTCTCATTCTATAAAACTCTCCACTACTATTTTTTTCACCTAATGTCCAACCAAAATAACCTTTCCATACTGTAGTAAAAAAAAGTTCACTTATAGGTCTCATTTGATTATCAATCATTCCAAAAATATCTATATCTTTTTGAAAACTTAATGTATAACTTTGGGACCCTTCTTTTACATTAACTTTAGGTTGACCACTATTTGTGTATTTAGATTTAAGAAATTGTTTTTTATTACCAAAAATATTTTGTTCAAATCCGGCTTTAACTAAAACTTGTTCATTTAAATTGGTTAAAATTTTATTTCTTCTAACATAGTATTTTGAAGTTGTTTCCGATAAATTATCAGGATTTAAAACTCTTTTAAGTGTACCATTCACGTTATCTGCAAATGTTGTCCCAAGAAATCCAGGATTTAAAATGTTAACAATATAGAATTCACTATTAACATTACCATTTCCCAAAGAATCTACTTGAAAAATGTTTTGACCATTGTATGATATACTTAACCTTATAAATTCACCGACATTTATCCCATGTTTAACTGGACATACAAAAGAAACCACGTTTAAACCGTTTAACGTTGTATTTTTTATAATAAACGGAATTCCATCAGAAACAACCCAATTTATAATACTTAATGGATTAGAATCCATCTTAATATACGCTTGCATAATTTTATTATAATCATTTTCATAAGCGTAACTTATGAAATTATTCCAATTATATGTCGAAGCACTTTGTGATGTAAATGGAATGTGTCTAAGTGGTGGAGTATAAGAAGAATCATAAATAGTATAACCTGTGACATCATTATCGGTTCTTATGAAATCAAATTCAAAATATTGTGGAAAACCATATAATGTAAATCTATCATTTTCACAAAAATCTATAGTGTTTTGATTCAAATCAACATATAAATTATTATTGTAAGGTAGATAATTTGAAAATCCTGAATATGAATTACTAAATAATACTTGAAACTTAGCGGTTGGCCTAAATAAAGTTGAGTTTTGTCGTTCATCAACAAACAGTTGTTGTAAATTTAAATTTACATTTCTATCAAATTCCGTAAATTCTTTCGTCAATTGTTTAAAAGGCACTTTTAAAGATAAATCAGTATTTGGTGCCGATTTATATCTAAGTGAACCTAAAACTATTCTATTTTCATTCCCCATTATTCAAATGTAATAATATCAGTTTTTATCCATTTTTCTGTAAATAAATCCCAACTACTTTTTCCTCTACCAGCACCAAAGTAAAAATAATATGGTGAACCTTGTAAGATTGTTCTTCCTATTCCTCCAGCTTGTGGTGGTTGAGCACTATAGTTTACTTGAAGTGTTACCGGATTAAATGAAATGATATTAGAAATATAACCTCTAAAAAATCTCGATTGAGATTGGTCAACTGGTTGCATATTACTATGAAGTGGATTCATTCTATCAACTTCTTGATATTTGATTGTTAAAAATGGAGTGTTTACATAAAAATTAACCGCCCATTCATTTTTCTGACTACCAAAAATACTATCAGTAGAGTTACCTTCAAAATTAGGAAAAATATTCCATCTGTAAAAAGGTACACTTTGACTTTTTGAACCAAAAACATCGTAAGCACAACTATTACTAGGTGACTCAAAAGAATTTAAAATTTTTCTTTTTGGTGAAATATAATCAGTTGTTTGTAAATTACTTTTAAAGAAAACTCCAAAAACCGAATTTAAACTATTTCCGTTTGAAAAATAAATTTCGTTGGGGTTATTATAGACAGAAGTTTGAAATTGTGTAACACCTAATTGTGAATTAATCTGTAACATTTGAACATAATCAGCGTCCATTTTATTATTTTCTCTACTGAAATAATAAAGTACAGGGTCGGTTACTGCAATCGGGAGAAGCCCCGAAATTGCTTGTAAAACTTGTCCAAAAGCAGTTGTCGCTATAAATCTGTGAATTAAATACAAACCTAATAGTTCACTAGTGTCTTGATATGTTGTTGTTTTTAGTTTATCTGAAACATATCCACCATATTCATCACTAAATATTAATTCTTCTAAATAATCAGTTCTAGGACCTAAATCAATAACTGTTGTTGGAAACATCAAAGTTTTTGAAGTATTTGAGTAATATTGATTAGTAATATAATTTAATCCTGATATATTAGGGTTAAATCTACCAATAAACCCGTATGAAGTATTATATGGAGTACATCTATAATAATGATTATTAGTATCTATGTCCAAAAAAATAGTATGTTTACAATAACAATTATATGGTGAGTTTGGTGGTAATTCTCCAGATTCTTGGTTACCAAAATTACTTGTAAATAAAACATTATTTGAAAATGGGAATGCAAATAAACTACCGTTGAGCCAACTATTTGTAAACACATGATTAAATATTCCATAACAAGCTATAAAGCCTTGTCTAACTCTAAATGACCATTCAAAAAGATATTTTATATCACTTAAAAGAGAAAGAATAGGATATCTTACTAATGTATAACAACCATTTTCAACAATGAGAGCTGGAGGAACACCAAGAGGATGTATTGTATTACATGGATTATCTGTGGGTAATACTTGTATATATCCATCAGAACTTTCTTGATAACAATCCGAAGGTACCGCACCCGCACAAGTAAATGAATTAATCGCCCCATCAAAATTACTTACTGATGAAGATATATCGGATAAATCCTCATTATAATCAACACTATTACCACTAAAATTAGTAACTTGGAATTCGGCACTAAATGGTAAAGAAACTCCATTATCCGAAACAATTTTAATATATAAATTTTTATTAATGAACAAAGGGTAACTATAATTACCATTATTTTCTTGAATGGTTGATGTTGGTAATCTATCCGACCTCATAACCATTCTTCTTTCATTTCCAATATTATTCAAAGTGAACGTCATTGTTGATGTTGTTGAATAACTTTCTGAAAAATAATAAATGTCAGCATAAGCCGGAACTAATGGATTTGAAAAATCAGGTGTTGACGGAAATTCTAATATAGGTGTTCCGAGCCAATCCACATAAAATGAATTATTGTCATTTAAATATAATAAACCACTACCTTCAACAATTTCATTTAAATAATATCCTCGGTTTCTACCATATCCTAAAGTTGAAGGGGATTGTGTATTAGGATAATTATACTGTAAATCAGGAGTTGGTGATGATGATGGTGGTGGAGTAGTTATCCAAATATTTGGTGAAGATTGCGCCAAATAATAAAGTTCTTTACAAAATCCATTTGTATTGACAATTTTTAAACCATAAGATGATGACGTACTCGCTTGAATTGGTGAATTGGCGGTGTTATTATTATCAATTTTAGAATAAAAATAAGGATAATTTGTCTGATAATTTTGAAATAATGTTGTATCTGGTTGAAAATGAAAAGAATCATAAAATAAATGAATACCACTATACGGGTCTATAGTTGTGTTATCTAATAACGGACTATGTCTTACATTTTTAAAACTTCCTTGTACAGGTATATTTAATTTTAAATCTTCCTGTATGACATATGAAGAGTTACCCCAAGTTGTTAAAAAATCGGTATTAAATCCATATAACCTACTTAAATCTATTTGACAATTTACTCTCGAAGAATTAGGGTCAACTCCACGAACTACAAAAACAACAATTTGATTTAAAAAATCAGTAGCACATGGTGAATGATAAGATGTACGGGTTTCCCCTTGAGTATCATTCAGTTTAATAATCACATTATAATTATTTAAAAATCTATTAGCAAATGAATCTGGGTTATTAGGGTCACTATTATCAATAAAATTTTGTACTGTTGATTTATGTATAATTTGAAAATATTCAACATCTGTTGGGAATTTTAAATAATTTATATCGTTTGAATCTTGATTAATAGTATAAATTGTCGAATTATTACCCGAACCATCAGGTTTAGCCCAAGTTAAATTAACGTTAGTTTGGTAAAATTCAGTCTCACCAACAGATATAAGAGTACCTATTGGGGTACCTGTTACAGAATTATTACCATAACTATTTAACGGACCTTCATATAGATTTGGGTCATTTGATTGTTCTAAATTTTGAAATGAAAGTAAATTTCCAATTGATAAATCCAAATCACAAACTGGATTTATAACTAAAGCAACCACATTATCTAAGTGCCATTGTGTGTTTGGGTCATTTTGGTTAACATCAAATGAAACTTTAATTCTATTCCATCCACCTCCAGGATTATCTCCACTTTCATCAAAATATTTCGCCTTAGTATTAAATAAATTAAGTCTTTCAGGTATTGTTAAACTTGATGTGAAAAAAACATTATTGTCATCTAATTCTTGTAATGTTGGGGCATGTGCGGTAGCACTTCCATTATTTTGTGATTGATTACCTGAAAATAAAAATTTTACATAACTAGGATACGGTAAACAATTTTCAAATGTAGATGGTGAGTAAAATTTAGATAAACACGATACATTAGTATTATTTAAAGCGTCTGAAACACCAGGTGCATTTGATACATCCTCACCTGTTGAATCTGAAATCGAACAATCGCAAAACTCACATTCTCCAGGTAAATAAAGTGGTAAATTTAAAGTAAAACCATCAAAAAGTAATTCTTCTAATTGATTTCTAAATTCAGTTAATTTATCACACGGTTCATTTAAAAATCCAAATGGAGATACTCCCAAAATTTCAATACCAGCAAGTTCACAAATTATAAATTGGATAAAAATAACGAGTGCTAAAAATAGTGTTAAAATAGCTTTTACAATGTGAAAAACTACTATAATTGGAAATAATATTATTGAAATTATTCTTAGAAAATAACTCGCTAAACCATATAACGCACTCGGTCTATATTGAACATCCGTAGCCGGTGGAGTATTTACAGGACCAACACATTCAGAACTAGTAATTTCTTTAATTGCAATATATCTTTTGTTGGCAGGTCCTTTAGCATATTCAGACATAAGTTGTGATACTGAATATACTTTATTATAAGACATTTCATAAAATCTATCCTCACATTTTATAGCTTCCTCAACCATTTGTAATCCAATTGTTGTTAAATTACCATTACTAGCCCTTTGACCATAATCTAACCAATCTAAACTAAATGCGTATGAAGCCTTTGCGGCTTTATAATACCCATTATCCAAACTAACTGAATCTGGTGGATTACAGTTAGTAATAAAAAAGTTCTCAAGATATGTCGGGTCTGTATAACCATCTGAAAAAGGGTCTTCTTGTGCGTCCCATCCCCATTCTTTTATATTCGGAATTAAAAAATAGGCTCTTCTTACAGAATCTGATAAATTTGGTGGCTGTGACCACTTTACTTTGAATCTATATTTAGCCTTTGTCGGTAACCCTATTTTAGGGTCAGTCGAAATACTTTTTTCACCATATTCATTAGTATATATATAATCCAAGTTCATAGGTAAATTAATCAACCATGCACCATTTTCGTCAATACATTTACCACCTTGTTCTAATGTGTGTGATTCTAAAATTGGTCTTCCATTAGAATCTCTGTAAATGGTTTGTCTTATCGCTAAAATTTCCCCAGGTCCTGTTGTTAATGCACATTTATCCCCCAAATTTTTATTTACCTTACAATTTTGTTTTTGAACATATTCATCACTATTTGAAAAAATAGACCCTAAAAATATTGCACAAGGTTCAATCTTAATTCCAAACTCTTCTAAAATATCAAAGTCAGTTCTTGTAATACCTAAATTACAAATTTCAGGTTGTCCCCACAAAGGTTCAACCTCTACAGTTCTATTTATTGTTAAAATTTGAGGTAAATCACTTAAGTTATTTGAACTTTTAAATTGTGTACCATTAACTTTTCCTTCTGTTGTATTACTTGTACGAATTAAATCTTGAGGTGATAATGAAAATTCACCAATATCTGATAAATCAATATCAACATGTAATGTTTGATTCCCGACTGGTACTCCAAATATCATATAGTCACCACTTTCATTGGTTTGAACACTATACTTATAATATTTGTCGTATACTTCTTGAACTTGAGGATTTGTTAAAACATCTTCTCTCGTTGGGAATGTTCCTGTTGGTACGTGACCTCCATGTTGTTGTGTATATGGTAAAAGATTATATCTAATACCATCATCATTTAATTCCGATAATGTCTTGTATGGATAAAGTTCAGTTGTTACTAAATTAACTTCATCCTCACTTGTTAAAGGTATAAAAATAGAAACTTTACAATTTGGTATACCATACCCATTGTTAGCAGTAATTCTACCAACAATTACCCCATAATCTGAACATTGTCTAGCGTAAATGTCTGATTGTAATATTTTTAAAGATAAAATTTCAAGAGATTCAAACTCTTGTTCTAAATTTACCTTAATTGATTTATCAACACCAACTTGTGTTCTAATCCTATATGAATTTGACATTATATCTTTTTTTTGATAAATAGTTTATTACCCAATTTTCATAAAAAGATACTAACTTATTATAATAAATAAATTATCAAGAAAAATTAACAGTAGATAAATTTTTAACTCTTATATTAATATCTTTATTTGGGAACCGAATTTGATAGGTTTGACTTGGTTCTGCAAATATTGTATCATCAACTGGTTGTATTTCTTTAGTTGTACTATCTGAATACGATTGAGATGTTTGAGAAGACGAATATTGACCTCCGACCTTATTAAAAAATAAAATATTAGTAACAGAGATAACTCCATTTTCATCTTGTATATATCTTCTTAAATCAGAAATATATATGTTTTCACCCATGTTTCTAACCGCAGGACTAAAAAATTCTGATACAATATTAATTATCTGAGATATGACACTACCTTGATTTTGACTATTGTCTAAAACAACATCAACTGTAACCGATAAATCAATCACATTAGCACTTTCAATAGAAATATAATCATTAATCATTCGATAATTTGATAGGTAATTCGCAACATTATTTTTTAATGTATTAGAAATAACTTCAGTCAAAGTTCCTGTATTATCAAAAGATAACATTTTTATTTTTATTTTATTATTATCTTCAACAATCGCAACCTTCGCTGGTGCTCCAAATTGTGAAGGCATATTTCTTATAATAGATTCATAGTCATTTACAGTAACCGCTCTATTTTGAGCCGCAAAATTATAAGTTACATAATTTCGTACTTCTTCTGTTGTAGGATTATTTGCTCCTCCGATTGCAGCAGTTACATTTGTACAACGTAAAGAATTTATTACTGAAGTATTAATATTTTCTGAAGGTCCATTAACATAAAAAGAAACTGTACCAATTTGTGTTATTACATTAACACCTAAATTAGTTGATGTACCTCCACCAACACGATATTGAACAAATAATGTTGTATTAGATTTTAAAGTCGACCCTAAAGCAAAATTATTTGAATATTTGTACAGATTTAGTTGATACCCATTTCGAGCAAACTCTCTTAATTGTTCATCAGCCGATTGTGTACCTCCACCAAAAGTCATCTTTAAAAATCCTTCAGGTGTAAATTCAGTAATAAATTTAGTACTTGTTTGTAGATATCTACCTACTTTTACACCTGGATTATCAGATACTTTTGTAGGGTCTTCAACAAATACTCTATCTTCAGCCAAAGCTTGTACTTCATACCATCTATTATCTAAACCTAAAAATTCTTGAGTTGTTGGTACATTCGCATATTGTGTTCCATCTTTTAATAAAACACTTGTAACACCTAAAACATTTTTATCAGGTAAAAACAATTCATAAAATGGTTTTACATCATTTGCTGTAATAACTCTTTTGTAAACTTTAGTTAATCCGTTAACAACGGTTTCTCTTTTTACAATAGTATAATTAATTAATGTATTATTAGAATCAAAATTAGGAATTTTTAATCTATTAGGATAACCTTCAGCATTTGTTGGTGATGCAAAATCAATATCATATACAGTTTCAAAAATTTGTCCAGCACCTTGTGCTTGAGACCCTCTTCTAAGTATACCACAGTATCTCAAATCTTCTTTATCCCCAAAAGCCGGAACTGTAATAGAAAAATCAACTAAAGCCACTGAAGGTCTTTGACCCGGAATTTTTAATCCGTAAGTTCTAGCGATATTATAAATTGATGATTTTTGTTGAGCGTATTGTAATACAGTTTCTTGTATACTTCTATCAATATTGAACTGTAAATTATCAGTTACCGCAGCGTTTAAATCTAAAAGTGCTGAGAAAATAGATGCATCATTGAAATTATCAATTAATTCAGGGTAATAAGTTCTTGTAAAATTTATTAACTCTGTTCTGATTTGTTGAAAATCTCTGGTTGTATACGAAATTTTTTTGTTAGCCATATACTATTAAATATTAATTATTATAAAATCACTCGAGCCGAAAACTGTATTATTAACCACATAATCTATTTTGATTTTAGCAGTGTGTTCTAACTGTGAAATTCCAGGAACTCTATATTCTCTCTCATCATTATCATTTACTGTTGTACCTTTATTTTCCAAACCTTGTGACGCATCTTTTATTTCAATATTTGTAATGGTAATATTTGGTAAATACATTTCAACAGAATCACGTATTTCAGACTCAATATCACTAAAAGTAGGTCCGTCTAAAGGTTCAAAAATAAATTCGTAAAGTCTAGTACCAAAATCAGGTAAATAATATCTTGAACCCTTTCGAGTTAAAATTAAGTGAATTAAACTTGACCTTATTTCTTCATCATTTGTTGCAGATAAACTTAAATAATTACCATATAAAGAATCCCTAAAAGGAAAATTAATACCGTATGTTGTTCCTTGAGCCATATCAGATAAATACCAATTAAATTAAAACTACAAGTTTTCCATTTATTTTTTTAAATTTGTTATTTTCCATATCGTATTTTAAATGTTTTAAATTTTTTAAAATTGACTCATTTATAGGATAATAAGGTAACTCATAATTAGATTTAATAAATGAATTTTCATATTTATAAAATCCAATTTTATTTTTCATTAATTTTAAAATCTTTATAAAATTTATTATAACTTTTTTTATATGATTTTTGGGTCTCATCATTTTCATCTTTTGTATACTGCCAATTCCAATATAACTTCTCATTAGGTTTAAACCCATAAAACTCATGTACTTTTTTTTGTACATCTGTAACATTTTCACCATTCCAATTCTGACCTACACATATAAAACCACTTTCAATATTTTCAACTGTGTTTTTTTCACCTAAAGTGGAATGTCTATTTTGAATCCAAGTTAATCTTTCTATTAGATTTTGATAAAACATATTAGCCTGACCCCATCTAACTGAACTAAAAAATAATACAACATCTGATTCAAAAAGTTCTTTTGAAACCTTCCATAATTCATCTGATTTATTATTTAAACTCGCCCAACATCTATGATTTCCCGATGGATTTTTTTTATCATCTTTCAATAACGACTTTAACACTCCACAACTATTACCTTCTTCTCTTGATACATTCCCCTCACAAGGAAATATCTTTAATTCTGATACATCCATGAAAACACATTTATCACCAAGTTCTTCTTTAAGATACATTGCTAAAATTTTGGACTTTGGTGTATCAATATTATTCTCATCCCAATTGAATCGGTTTGAGCAACTTAATAAAAGTACTTTTTTCTTTTTAGAAAGTTCTTTTATTGTTTCTTTTAGAGCCTTAAAACCATCCTCTTGTACCATGTTTTCCAAGAGCATCATTTTTCGTATCTTTTCAATTTCTTCTTGTATTATATTAGACATATAGATAAATACTTGTTAAAATAAAAATCCCGACCTAGCTCGGGATAACACATCGGATTTTTTAAGAAGAACATCCAAAACAATCAAAGTTACTATTTTCAGGTTTGTCTGGTAAATTCATATAACTGTAATCTACCGTTGGTGGTTCAGGAGTTGGTTTTGGTTTATTAACTTTTGAAGTATCAATTGCTAAGTGTTTTGCTCCTGTTGAAATTGCCTTTGTTCTAACATAATAACAAAGTGTTTTCAATCCTTTTTCCCACCCATAAAAATGTGATGATGAAATCTTGGACAAAGTTGGGTTACCCATATAAATATTCATTGATTGTGATTGGTCAATAAATGGTGCTCTGTCAGCCGCCATCTCAATCAAGGATTTTTGTGAAATCTCCCAAATTGTTTTATACTTTTCAATCAATCTTTCAATTCGATTAACTTTAAAATTATATCTTTTATCTTCAGGGTCCAAATAATTCAAGAAGTTAATTCCTTGTACCGACCCTTCATTCATAATGATTTCGTTTTTCAAATCTTCAGACCAAATACCAATCTTTTCAAAATCGTTAATTAAGTATTTGTTTACAATCATAATCTCCCCACCGACAACACGTCTGTTAAAGATTGCCGAGTGAGCGGGTTCTGTCATTTCATATGAACCTGTAATCTTAGCTGAAGATGCTACAGGCATTTGAGCCGTGAATAAAGAGTTACAAACACCATATTTTTTAACATTCTCTTTTAGAACATCCCAAGACCATCTTCCTGATAAATCATTGTTATTTAAACCCCACATATCAAATTGGAATACTCCTTCTGACATAGGTGAACCCTTAAAGTAAGCGTATGGTTCATATTTACCATCCATACACAATCTGTTACTTTCAGTGATTGCCGCAAAATAAATTGTTTCAAATATTTCTTTATTTAACTTACGAGCTTCTTCAGATGTAAAAATATAATCCATTAAATAGAATACGTCTGCAAGTCCTTGAGTTCCAATAGCGATTGCTCTTTGATACAATCCACCTTTACGTCCTTTCTCAGTTGAGTAGTTGTTAATGTTAACAACCTTGTTCAACGCTCTTACAACCTTACGTGTTTCTTCATATAACCCCTGAAAATCAAACTCTTTATCTTTAACGTAGTTCTTTAACACCATAGATGATAAAGTACAGATTGCAGTTGTGTCTTCATCAGTATACTGATAAATTTCATTACAAAGATTTGATTGTTTGATAACGCCAATATTCTGATGGTTTGTCTTTTTGTTCGCACTATCTTTAGAACATAGATATGGAACACCTGTTTCAATTTGTGATTCAATAATCTTATTCCAAATTTCTTGAGCCTTAACTTTTTTACCAAGACCCATGTTTACCGCCAACTTATAATTTTCTTCATACTCGTTACCATAACTTTCTTGTAACGGTTTGATACCAGCCTTTTTAATGTCATTAGGACAAAACAAATACCAATCATCATTATCCTTAACCGCTCTCATAAAGTTGTCGGGAATCCAAAGTGCTGTAAACAAATCACGAGCTCTCAATTCTTCAGCACCTGTGTTCTTTTTAATCTCCAATAAATCCATGATATCTTTATGCCAAGGTTCCAAGTAGATTGCCGCAGAACCAGGTCTACGTCCTTGTTGATTAAAGAAACGAAGTGATTCGTTAACAATCTTCAAATACTTTAAAAGTCCACCAGCATATCCACCCGAAGATGAAATACGACTCTCTTTACTACGAATGTTAGACATTGATAGTCCGATACCCGCAGCGTCCGATGAGTACGTTGAGATGTCTCTCATAGTGTTCAGTAATCCCTCACGAGAATCTGAATCATTATAATGAAGTACACAAGACGCTAATTGCGGTGTTTTAGTTCCAGCGTTAATCATAATTGGTGTTGCCGGTGAAATTCTTTGATTTGATAACGCTTGATAATACTCAACCGCCTCTTCAAATGTATTAGTAACCCAAAGAGCAACTCTCATATACATATGTTGAGGACGTTCAACTACTATACCATCCGATAACTTCAAAAGATACATCTCAGCAAGTGACCTCCAAGCAAAATAATCAAAGTTATAATCATTATCATGATTAATAACATCATCAATGTTAGAAGGTCCGTATGACTCAATGGTTTCCATTAATTTATCATTGATAATTCCTTCATCATGTAACAAATGCATAGTATTTGAGAAACTTGGGTCAGTTTCTTTATGATAAGATGAAATAGCAACTGATGAAGCCAATCTTGAGTAATCATGATGACTACCTGTAAATGCTGCCGCAATTTCATAGATTAACTTATCTAATTCTTTTGTTGTAATAATACCTTCAGTTGGTACTGAAGTGATAACTTTAATAAAGATTTCATCGGAGTTGACACTCAACCCTTTTGAAGCTCTTTTAATACGGTTATAAATTTTCTGTGGATTAAATGACGCATCATCTCCACTTCTCTTTTTAATTTTAAGTGACATCATAGTTCTATAAGAATAATAAATTAGAAATCGTCAGTAAAGGACAATGTTTCGTTCAATTTAGCTTTTTGGTATTCAACGGTTCTTGACTCGAAGAAATTACCTTTTGTTTCAACCGCAATTTGTTCCATGAACTTAAATGGTTGTTCAACATTAAATTGTTTTTTACATCCAAACTTTACCAATAAACCATCAACAACAAACTCAAGATATTGTTTCATTAAGTTTTGGTTCATACCAATTAAAGAAACAGGTAATGATTCAGTGATGAATTCTTTTTCAATTTCAAGAGCTGAAAGTAGAATTTCTTTAATTCTCTTTTCACTTGGTTTGTTTTCAATATGATTGTTTAACAAATGAATCGCAAAATCACAATGTAAATTCTCATCTTTAAAGATTAATGAATTAGCATTACACAAACCTTGCATAATACCACGAGATTTTAACCAAAATATTGAACAGAATGAACCTGAGAAGAAGATACCTTCAACAGCTGCGAAAGCAACTAATCTCTCTTCAAAAGATGCGTTTTCAATCCAATCCAAAGCCCATTTAGCTTTCTTTTGAACCGCAGGAAGATTATCCAATGCGGTAAAACATAATTGTTTTTCTTGTTCGTTTGAAATATATGTATCAATCAATAATGAATACATTAATGAATGAATATTTTCCATAGCAAGTTGGATTCCGTAAAAGAATTTTGCTTCAGGATATTGTACTTCACGGTAGAAATTCTCCGCTAAATTTTCATTAACAATACCATCAGACGCTGCAAAAAATGATAAAATATTTTTTACAAAATACTGTTCATTCTCTGATAAGTTTTCCCAATCACGTAGGTCACCACTTAAATCAATTTCTTCTGCCGTCCAAAAAGCGGCTTGATGCATCTTATAATATTCCCATATATCATTATGTTCTATTGGGAAGATAACAAACCTGTTCGGGTTTTCTACTAAAATTTTCTCCATATTAATTAATTATTTTGTTGTTCTCTTTCTTTTCTTTTTTGTAATAATTCTTGAATTCTTTGTCGTTTTTTCTCTTCGTTTTGTTCCTCAAGTCCTAAAAACGTAACTGAACTATCTGTGTCAATATCTAAATATCCGTTATCAAATTTACAATTCTCAAATACAACTCCATCATCACCAATTCTTGATTTAGTTATCGCAATTGTTGCCAATTTCATTTCTTTTTGTTGTAAACTTTTAGCAACCGATATGATTACGTGACCAACTTGAGCCTTTTTAATTGACCCACCCATTTGGTCAGTTGTAACTACTTCTGAAGATATAGAACTTCTATTTCCTTGTGTTGCAGTCCATCCAACTAAATCTAATTCATGACACATAGCTTCAAAACCTCTCATAACAGAACCTTCAGATTTCCATTCGTCACCTAAATTTTTATCAGGTACCACACAATCAATATAATCTAAAAGAACCATATCTAATTTAACACCATCCGCAATCATTTTTCGAATCATGTTTTTAATCTGAAGCATTGTCAAAGTATCTGATGGTAATTTTTGAAGAAGTAACTTGTTCTCCATTTTATCCTCAATTTCTTTAACTTTAGACATTACTTCATCCTTTTTGATTGATAGTTCATCAGGATGAACTTTGGTCCATAATGTGAAATGTTTTCTTTGGATAATTTTAGGATTGTCCTCAAAAAATATTTGAAGTACATTGTAACCTAAATTATATGCGTGATTTGAGATTTTAGTTAAAAACGTTGATTTACCAACACCTGTCGGGGCTAAAATCACACCTATTTCACCTTTTGCCAATCCACCTTTCAATAATCTATCAATACCAGGTATTCCCATAGGAATTGGATGTCTATAATCCTCATTTAACACATCATCAAGATTGGAGAATACATCCGACATTCCATCTTCTCTTTCCCCAACTTGTAATGCTTCTTTGATTAATTGTTCTAATGTGTCATAGTTCTCAAATTCACCTCCATCAATGACTTTTTGAGCCTTTGTGATTGCCTTTTGTAACTCTTGTTGTTTACAAAATTTAAGAGCTTTTTCTTGAACAAACTGACCACCTTCAGTAGATGTTTCTTTTATTTTAGTAATCGTATCAAGTACGATTTTGGATGCCAATTCTTGTTGTAATTCAGATTTTGTTATCTGTTCCAAAGTATCAAAAGTAGGTGTGTGCTCGTACTTTGAATAATACTCCCTAATCATTTGCATGATAATTTTGAAGTATTTATTTTCGAAATAGTTTGTTTCAATTACATCAATTATGGACCTTCCGAACTCTTTGTCTACAATAATCTGATTCATTAATTGAATCTGAAATGTAGGACCGAGATAGTCAAAATTTTTAATTGTCGCCATAATTTTTTTATTCTTGTAATTGATAAATATTACCCCTCTACAGGAATTTCGTAGTTAGCAAATGTTAAGTTTTCTGTCGAGAAAATCTCTGTCAAATCTGACAATAAACTTTTTATTTGCGGACGTATGTCTACGGTGTATCTTATTTTAGGTGGGTAGATTTTTGCGTCAAATAATCTATGACAAATTGTCATATCATTATTTTTAATAATGAGTGAAAAATACTCCGGTCCGTCAACAAAAGAGGTTTCAAGAATCTCAGGATTTTCCATGATTTCGTATGAATTTTGTAACATGTAGTCCACAGTTTTCATTTTCAAAATATGACACATTTCATCTTTAAAATCCTTTATATATTCATAAAGGTCATCAGAATTTTTTGCTTTAGGATTATAATTCCTAACATTGAAAAATCTTTGAACAATGATGTTGTCATTCACTTTCATCAAAAATTCTAATTTGGTTAAATCTTGTTCTTTCATAATTTATTTTTTGTTTGTTTGATATTTTTTCTTTTCTTTTCTTGTTAGTTTTAAAAATGGTTTTACAAAGTTAACCCAAGCTTCGTCTCCTTTTGGTAAAAATTTAAAAAATCCATCTTCCATCATCATGCGAATAAGATTTCTATACCCTCTACCTTCGGGGTCTAATGTTTCTTTATAATAAAGTTCAACAATTTCTTTTCCTTCTTCTGTGATTAACGGATTAGATAAATCCACGATTTTTGTGTTAATCTCAAAAAATTCATTTCCATAGATACCTGATTTGGTTTTACCTGTGAGTAAATTTTGTAATACTTTGTTTTCTTTGTCTTCAGCGAATAACATTTCCGCTCTTGTTAAAATATCGGAAACAGATGTCGGTTTTTCAAGTATTTCAGGAAATAATTTAATAAAAGTTTTTTCACCTAAAAAATAGATACCATCAATATTATCAGATTTATCACCAGATAACACTTTGTAAGTTATAACATTATAATGAGGTATTTCAGCTTCATATAATCTAATAAAATCACCATTTTTATATGTTAATTTTGTGTTTGGGGAATAGATTGAGACATTATCACTAATAAGTTGAGTTAAGTCCCTATCACCTGAAAAAATGGTTATAGTTTCGTTTGTTGATATCTTACAGTAATAAGCAATTAAATCATCCGCCTCATTATTGTCAATATCAACCTGTCTAACAAACATCTCTTCAAGATATTGTTTAACTCGTTGTTTTTGTTCAGCAAAAGATTGTTCCTTAAAGTCTTCTTTATAAATTTTACGATTTTCTTTGTATTGAGGATAAATTAATTTTCGAGTAGAGGAACTATCTTCACCATCCCAAAAAACAACAACTTTATCAAAGTTTTGTTCTTCAATAAAACGTCGGGTGGTATTCAGAAAATGCCAAATACCCCCAACGTGTTTCCCTTCATGGAAGAAATCTTTTACCCCATGAAAACCGATTTTTAATAAATTGTTACCGTCAATTAATAGTGTTTTAATCACTTAATTTAATTTTAGATGTCAGACTCATCAACAACTTCTTCGTCAAGAAGAATTTCACCAGTACCTGTTAAAACAGCGTTCCAATACTGTGAGAATTCTTTCTTGTAGTTTTCTAAAGCCTCTTTAGTATCTGAAATATAACCCTGTGGTACGGCAATAATCTTACCATCACTATAACCTAAACCATTTACGTGGTTTTTCAAAATAGAGATTTTGGTTCTAATTGCGTAACGAACAGTTCTACCATTTTTTGTCGCAGTAATATGATTAATACCAGCCTTTTTCTGATTTCCAAATAAGAACACTAAAGCAGATGCTAACCATAACGCTTCACCACCTTTTGCCTTGATTTCAGGTTGTCCAAATGGGTTATCAGGTAAATCTACCCAAGGTTGGTTTACAACTACCATTGTGTTATAATAAGGATACTCTTCTTTTTTAGATTTACTAATTCTTGAATGTATTCCCATACCAATCTTATCAGCAAGTGTAGAAGCGTTGTGCATTTTTCCACCTTTACCTTCAAATGTCATTTTACAAGGAATACTTCCAACAGAATCCCACAAAAATAGTAAATTATATGGTAAATCACCTTTTTCTTGAGCGTCCAATACTTCATTAATGAAATCAGTAGCTTGTTCAATATAGTCAAAACTATCGTTAAAAATGAAATCACCGTCCCATTCACCCTCAGAGTTTTGAGATGCCGATAAACCTAATTCAACTGCGTGAGTCCAAGACCATTTTTTTTCTGTAATAATGAAAACAGGTAAATGTCCTTTTTTCTGAGCATCAGCCGCAGCTAATATCATCGCAGTCGTCTTAGATGAATTAGAATGACCTAAAAACATGTTTATACCACCCATAACAGGACCTGGTAATCCACACGCACCCATGAAAGCATCTCCACAATTGTAGTAACTTTCAGGTTTATATTTTGTTTTTGATGAAAATTTGGATTTAATAGAATCTAATCCAATTTCTTTTTTCTTAATTGCCATTAATGTCTAAGTGTTAGTTAAAAATTTGTTAAAAAATAAGAGTTTGGACACCTTGTCTAAGTAGATGTCCAAACTCTTAAATATTAGAATGGTAAATCACCATCAGGTTCGTTGCCAGCTTGTGGGTCAACTATTGGTGTGTTTCCACCGATAGAAATAAGAGATTCCTCAGAATTTCCATAAACATATTTACCAGCATCAGAGTCCCAACGAGGTACTTCACCTCTTGCAATCGCTTCCAAGTATTCTACAGGTTTTTTAGAATAAACATCCGACCAAGATAACGCATCGTTAACCCATGAATCAGCAGTCGCTTTATCTTCATGAACCGACGTTGGGTCATCATACATAATAGTTTGGATAACTGTGTATGTAGCACCTTTTGGGGTCTTAGCTTTAGTTAATTCTAAGATAATATCTCTTCCTTTTTCAGGGTCTGTTATATCACCTTTAGCTCTAAAAATTGGGATAATCTTATCAAGAATTCCTTCGTTTTTATAGTTGTGTTTAAAACGCCAAAACTTAACTCCATCTTGTTCGTTATCACGGTCAACAACTTTAAGAATATAAAACTTTCTTGGTTTATATTGTTTAGCAAGTTCTTTGTCCGACTCTTTACCTGTTGACATAAGTTCTTCATAAACTTCGGTCAAAGGTGAACGTTCATTGTCGTTTTTTCCTGGGTCGTAAATTTTATTCCACTTTCCATCAATTTGTACTTCGTGGTACCATACCTCTTTGAAAGGTGATGAGCCGTCTTTTGTAGGGAGAATACGTAACCTTTTTTGACCTTGTTTTTCGTTATCCTTAAGGATAGCTGCAAAGTATTTTTTCATTCTTTCATCTTGTGTCATTGAGGTAGAAGATGAACCACCTTTTGTCGCTTGTTCGTACTGTGCAAGAACAGCGTCTAGAGAATTGTTTGTCGCCATATGTGTTAATTTAATTGTTTACTAATTATAAGTGTCAGCCGTAGTATAGTCAAATGAGTTAGATAAAAAAACGGTCCGAAGACCGTGTATTTATCTTACGTTTACAAAATCACCCATGTTTTCATCACCAAAATCTCTAAAGCTTTTTTTAATGTCAATCGGTGAATAATCTGAAATTTCTTTTTGAGTTAAAACATATTCATTTTTTCCAGTTTTTTCAAAGTCATCTTCTTTATCTTCAAAAAAATCTGAAAGTTTCTGATTATATGGACCAGAATCTAGCGTTCTTAATTCCAATTTTTCTTGTGGTGTTTTAACTCTATATTTTTCAATTTTACTTTCTAAATCATTAAGTTTATCTAAAATATTATCCATATTAGATAATTTATCTTCTAAATCACCTAAATGTTTGAATAAATTATCAAAATATTCTTCTTGTTTATCTTCGATATTTTTTTGAGATTTTACTAAATCGGTTATCTCAATTTCTTCACCCTTTTTATCTTTCTTTTCTTCAGACTTACCTTCATCATCTAACTTTTCAACATCAGGGTCAGTATTCGTATCAACAGGTGCCGGAGATTCATTAGGTGTCGGAGGTGGTGGTGTTGCAGCCGCTCCAGCAGCATCTACAGGTGCATCCGCGGGTGGTGGAACAGGTGCTCCCGCATCCCCACCAGGAGCTGGTGGTAAAGCTACTTCTTGTTCCAAAATATAATCATTTATTTGATTATATCTTTTTAATTCTTCTAAAATTTGTAAATCGATTTTCATTTTATCCGTTTAATAATTGTTTAATCCCTTTAGTGGTTTCTACTTGTATTCTTTTTGATTTTTGTACTGAATGGTCAAATCTTTCAATTAAACCATCTTTCATTCGTACAGTATAACAATCACCTGTGTCTAAATCACAAACTTCTTTATAACCGTTTCCAGTATCTCTTTCTGAAATTCTAGAATTCTTTCCCAAATATTTGTCTAATAAATCTTTTGTATTCATAATTACATTTTTTTATAAATATCTAATAAACCAAAAATGTTTAAGTATTATCTGTTTGTAATTGAATTAAATAATTCCAAAGCTTCGGTAACAATAGTTACATAATTAATTGTTAAATTAGAGTTATTCGTCTCAGAAACTGATATTGATTCACTAACATTACTCTTATTCCAATTCAATGAAATAAAGTCTGAAATACTTTCAGGAGTATCACTTGTAGTTACAATTCTTGACGCCCATCTAGCAACTAAAAAGTCGACTGATTTTCTTACATTAGAAAAACTTGCCATTGGTATTGATGTACTACTACACCAAAACTTTTTATCATCACCAAAATAACTTGAGCTTCCGCCCCAATATTGATTTAAAGTTATTTTACCATAATTATTTTCCCAACTATTAAATTTTTGGAATGCTCCACTGTTATTAAAGTTACCACTTTGTATATAAAAAGTTGCAAAAATAATCTTTTGTAGTAATACATCTGAAGTTGAATTTGTGATATTATTAACCATAATCTCATAAGATAAACTTGTAGATTTTGGATTATCACTTGGGCTATAATCATATTCACTTGAAAGTAAATCAATACAACTTTGTGTTACTTGATTACTAGCGACATTGGTTGTTTGAATACTATTTTCAATATTACTTGTTTGAGCATTTTGATTAATTCCTGTATTAGGTGCCGACTCACTCACATCAGATTTTTTAACTTTCTCTAAAATACCTTCTAATAAATTTGTTTTAATACTTTGTAAGTATTCATCTAATTGTGGTAAAGAATATATAGGTTGTCTTTGACCTGTAACTGTAGTTGAGAAATTACCAGGTACTATAGTATGTCTAACCCCTGTAATCATATAAGGTCCACTAAACATTGGTACATACCTTAAATTAAAGTACATTGTTGGTTGAATCATAGCGTTACCAAGCATATCTATACTACAAGCATAACTTCTATTTTTATATAAGTTATATAATGAAAGATTTTGAGTTGCTCCACCTCGATTACCAGCCTGATTAGCCATTTCATTTAAAATAGCTAAACTTTCCGCAGTTGATAGTCCATTATTTTGAGATACACTGAAACCTTTAAATATTGTTTGATTTTGAGTACCTATATCAACATTAAAACCAACTACTCTATTAGATTTATCCCAATCATTTTTACCTATTTGATTTTCAATTAAAGGATTATCCTTTGTTAAATCAAACGCATCATTTTTATATCTAAAATCAACACTTTTAATATCTAAATATTCACTTAATTTTCCACCGTAAAAACAAACCATTTTTGTTGATGAATTTCGATAATCAACATTCAAAAAACTACCGAATAAACTATTAGCAAAATCGTTAGTTCCCTCAAATTTAGGTATAGGATTTTTTGTAGCATTTTGAACATTATAAAAGTTCATATAAGCAGGTACATTCATAACAACAAAGTGGTTATGTGACAATATTTCATTTACCAAATATAACATATTACTTTTAACATTCATATCTGATAATTGATTTTTCAATTCGTAAACATCAACTAAAACTTTACTACCAATATCCCTTGAAGCCCTATCTAAAATTAAAACATCTTCAAATAATGTTTTACTTTTAAAATCTGTCCCTGAAATCCATTTGTCGTTTGTAGCTTTAAAAGATTCCCACAATTCAACTTTAGTTTGTGGTCCTTGTAACCTTGAATTAATTTTTTGACTTTGAATTGTAATATTTGGTAAATCAACTCTTAATCTTATCAATAAATTATTTAGTGATTTATTAAGAAAGTTTTCAATAACAAGTAAATAATTTGTCATGACTTCAAAAAACTTTTCTTTACCTATTTTATTATTCGGATTGTTTGTAACAGGATAATTAGTAAACGCATCAATTTGTTGTGTTACAATATATTGTGGGGCTAACGGATTTGTAGATAATGAACCAAAAACTTTAATTATTGTATCATTTATAAGTTGTTGACACACATCATTCCAAGTTGATGGTGGGAAATAAAAATTATGTATACCCTCATAAACTTGAATTCCATTTTCATCAAATAATAACGGCCATAAATTAGGTTCAGAATTTTCAAACCCCTTTTTAATTAAAATTTGATACCCACCTTCTAAATTAGCACTAGCAACTGTTAAAGTTACAAAAGAAGCAGGTGGTATTTGGGACTGGATTTGATTAGATTGTGTACCGTTAAGTTTTTGAGTTGCGTACATTTTAATTATAGGAGCGAACAACTTTATATTATTAACAGTAAATGCAATATTAAAATCAATAAAGAAATCTGTGATATATGAACCATTGTCACTATATGTAAGTTCGGGAATTTCAGAAAAACCAACATAAGTTTTTAAAGAAATCCATTCATTTGGATAATTAATCTGTGATTGTAATAATGTAACGTTACCACCATTAACCGGAAGTGAATTAGGTGTTGTAGTTTGATAACTATCGGGGTCAAATTTATCAACTAAAGGTAAATTTGAAAATGAATAAAATAATTTTTTATCAAAACTTGACGGGTTTCCAAATTTAAAAATAACATCGTAATTTAAAAATTGTTTTAAATAATCATTAACACTTATAAATTGTTTTTGTAAAATATTTTTTACTACTTCAGCACCAGTTTGTCCCGTTTGTTTTGGAACTTTCATCATTTGTCTCATCATGTACTGAAAATTTTTGAACCCAAACTCTGTTTCTGTTTCAGAATTCGAAACCAAATTACTTTCATAATCATAAACTGTTTTAGAAAAATTTAAAAATTCTATTTCAAATCTGTCTAAAACTTGTTTTTCAAAAATAGAGAACATTTCACTTATTTTTGTATACTCATATCCATTTTTATTAAATGAAAAATTAGATTGAATTGACGATTCAGTGAAAATTGTTTTAAGATATTCTTCGGGTGAAGGTTTAACTATTTTTGAAATATCAAAATAACCATAATGAGGTAATGACCAAAAATTTCTAACTGAACCATCGTAAACCGAGTTATTAGATAAAACTTCATTGGTAATCTGACCATTAGAATTAAAGCACTCGTTTTTAGTTTGATTTATTAAACTACCCTCAGACGGAAACGGATATTCATAATTTGAATCTAAAGTGTTAACTGATACTGACCAAGGTGTTATTTTCAAATCTCTCAAATCATCATTAGGGTCAAATCCTTCAGCTAAATTAATAACCGCACTATCAACATAATTAAGTGTTAATCCTGAAGCAAATGCATTTTGAATATCAACTTCTGTGTATGTAAAATCAATGATATTAAATCCTTGGTAAAAAACGTTAAAATCATTAATAAGTTTTGGATAAAACCCAACATTTATAACTGTAGATGTTTCAGACCCAATAACTGTATTTTTTTCTAATATAATATCAACCGCAGAACCATTTATATCTAATGAATAAATTTTTGTTGGGTCATTTGTGATTGGGTCGTAGTTAGCAACCTTATCAAAAGATGACCATGAAGAATTAATAATATCAAAACCTGTTTCTGTATATTTTTTATAACGATGCCAAATTGAACCTATTTTAACCATCCAAGAGTAAGGTACCTTATGGATAGCCCCAAACTTTTTAAGTGTCGCAAAAATATAATCTAAATCAATTGTTGCCCCATTTTCATAAGTTTTATATTTTTCCCTTAATGTCGCAATTGGTAAACTATTAATAAACAAATATGCCGCAGATACAAAAGGATATGTATCATAGTTTCTAAACTTTTCAACACCTTCTTGTATTGCATTTGTAAAAAATGGTGTGTTTAACATAGATGTAGTTTGAAGGGACGTTACGTTTCCACTATAGTCACCGTAAAGAACGTCTCCCTCAGTAACATTTTGATATTGGTAAACTCTTGAGTTATAAAAATCTGTTAGACTTGTTTCGTAACCTGTTGGTTCATTAATTGTCTCCATCAAAAAGTTACTAAACGGTTTTCCGATTGCATTAAACGTTGTTTGAGAAAAATTACATATAACTTTATTAAGAGTGTTAAAATTTAATACTTTTTTGGTATCAAAAGATAAATCAACATTTTGTATTGATTTACCATCAGCTAAGTTAGATTTTACCCAATTAAAATTAGTAAATGGATAAGTGTCAGTTAAATCAAATTTATTAGATTTAGTTGAATTAGAAATTAAATTTACAATATCGTTTTCATTAGTTAAAGAAACAATAGGTTGACTTTTTTTATCTGTTAAAACTTCTTGATTTATAAATTCAAATAATAAATTATCTGTTTGATTTTTTATATAACTAGTATTATAAATTCCCCTTATAAAATTTTGCCAACTTTGTCCTTGTCCTTCATTTGAGAATTGTTCTAAAATTGATAAAAAATTTGAGGAATTAAATCCGTAATTTTGAAGTTTTTGTATAAGAAACGGATTATCATTTGACAAACTATTTAATAAATTTATTTTTTCAGTATCGGAAATTAAACTTGTAATTTTATCCGATTCAGAAACATCATAATTTATTCTATTAAGTTTTGAATATGATGAAACATAAAAAAGTCTTTCAAATATCTCAAATAAAAATTTAATCTCTTCTTTATTTGAATAAACATCAGTCCCTATAGGGAATTCAATAGCATTGAGTGTTAATCTTTTAACATCTTCGGTTTGATTAAATCCAGTTTCCGTATCAGTATCTGTTTGAGAAACTTTTTCAACATAAGCTCTTATAAATTCTTCAACAAATTCAATCTCAGGCCAATATTCATAAAGATAACCTTGTGTTTGTTCAACAACATCACTTTCACCAGGATACCTAATCTCATATTTTTCTCTATTATCATTTGAAGTTGTTGCAACAATATATTGAGGCCATGGATAAATTGGAGTATCCTCACCAAGACCGTCATTTAAATTATCACTACTAGGTTTATCTCCTAAAATAGCATTTTTTCTAATTGTATTATTATTTAACTCCCAAGCTTTAGTATGAACATCATCTAATAATCTCAAAAAAGCTTCACCACTAGCAAAAATAACCGCTAAAACATTTCTAATATTAGGAACAAATCCAATACCTTTACTTTTATCTTGTAATAATTCAGAAAGAGCAAAAGTTAATTCTTTTTGTATTTCTTCTTTGTAAGACTGAGCTAATTTGGAAATATTATTAGTTTTTTCAATAAAAGATTTAGTTCCTTCAAAATAATAATATGTAAATTGCGGTATTTTATTTCCTTCTGAAGTTTTTATATTTCCAGTATTAAAATTATTAGTATCATCTAATTGACTTTGTAGATTAACAGTATCCGCAGAATTTGGTTGTTTTCCACCGTTTCTTTGTATATAAGTTTCAGTTAAATCAACATCATTAGATTTTAAATCTATCACAAATGTATCAAGGTCAATATCAACAGTAATTTGTGAAGATTTTGGAGATTTATTATTAATAACATAACTTCCGTTTTGTCCTAATGTAATATTACCATTTAATAAACCTTTTTTGTCATCACCATATTTACTTATTAACTCTTTAAGTTCACTTAACGCATCTTGTTTTTGTTGTTCTGTTTGAAATTGTTTTTTAAATGGATAGATTTTAATTTTTGAATTTTTTAAAACGTAAAAATTTTCAACATCCATGTACTTATCAAACCAAGATTTACCGTTTTGATAATAATAAACTTCTTTTTGATATTCTTGTAAATTTTTAACATAACTCTCACAATTAGTCAATGGGTCTAAATTTTCTTTAGTTAAAGAATCTGTAATATTTTTAACAAAATTTTCTAATCTATTTCTTAACTGAGGAACAGTAATTTCAGGAAAATCTTCAGGAATTAATCCTTTAGATTTATATTCACTATAAAGTTCTTTTACTTTTTCATAACCTCTTTCAACTACACTATTATCAACTTTTTTAAACTGTGATGGACCTTCACTTTTAGGTTCAATTCTTAACGTTGATTTATACATGTGTGGAGCGGCTAAAAGTCCAGCTAAACTTATCTCAGTTAATATTGTATATTTGTATGTGTAAAATTTTAATCTAATTGTAAAGTTACCAGTTAAACTATTAAAATCAGAAGTAAAACTTTGTAACATTAACGGTAATCTTAACGCTTTACCATAATATCCTTTAATTGTTAAATTAAACAAAGGGTATGGGAGATTGAAAAAACACCCGTATGGTGAGCTATCACCACCTTCAAATAAAGCCTTTCCCTTAACGTCCTCTAAAGTAATATCAATTACAGGCATGAAAGACATGTCCGTATTAATCCCTATTTGTACGATACCTAAAAGACCATTATCAACACTTTGTTCTTTACCTTCTGAATATGTTGACTGTCTATAGAAATAATCATCATTTTTAGATGGGTTTTTTATACTTTCGACTTTAGGTTGATTAACACCTAATCCCTTTAAAGAATTTAAACCTGTTATTTCATTAGTATAAGAATTATCTAAAAAAGTTTTACCACCAGGTTTTAAAAAGTTAACTTTTGCAATTGAAATTGTTTGAATATCACTATTGTTACCTGCACCGACAGCTAATTTAGTTCTAGGTAAAATATCACACTCAAGATTTGCGTACATAACCAAATCTTCCACTTTAACATGTCTTTCTTTTACTTTACCGTCAATGTCAACGATTTTGTTTGGGTCAACTACTATAATATTATTATAATCATAATCGACAAAAATATTTTCAGAGTTACCTACCATAATAAAAGAAGTGATTATCTAATGCTGATTTATAATCTTGTAAAGAAGTTATTAAAGGAAATGGAATAGTCAATATCGCACCATCAGGTATATTCCATTCTTGTCCACCAAAATTAGGATTTGCCATCATAATTAACCATCCAAATGTCGGTGAATTATAATATTGTTGCGAAACTTTATCTAATCTGGATTGATTAACTTTATATATAAATCTTTTATCGGTAGTTTTTGATGGTAAAGTAATATATGGTACAACAGTTTGTTTACCATCAATTGAAAAATTGTTATATCTATTATAATACTGAAATGCCATAATTAATTATTAAATTTTACTTTTCCTAAATAAGTTGATGTGTCATTATTTGTATTCTCAGATTTATAAAGATTTTGTATTTCCGTCTTTTGTTGTTCCGTTCCTCCAACAGTGGTATATGAGAATTTTCGAGTTTTTCCAGCCGGAAACATTTTAACATCTAAACCATCTTTATATTCAATATAATCATTATCTCCCTTAAAGTCTTTAAATAAATCATCACCCTTTTCAACTTCTTTTTTATAATCTCTAGCTAAATCGTTAGTTATATTTTTAAATTTATTTTGTAAATTATATGGTTCATCAACACTTGTTAATGTGTCACTTATAATTGACGAAATAAAATTTTCTTTAGTATTTGAGTTACTTAATATTCTTCCTATAATCATATAGAATGATTTATACGTAATATCATCAGTAAAATAATCACCTAACAAAAATATGTCACCAACACTTGGGTAATCATTTGTTATTATATTTTGGTTAACACAAAAATCATAAAATTCATCAATTGTTTGTCCAAAATCAAAATAATCAGAATAAAATTCTTCATACGTATTTGACACTTGAGATGAACTTTGACTCACATTATCACCATCTAAACCTGATAATGTATAAACATTAGCCGTTCCAACCGAATTAATTTTACCATCAGTCAGATTATCAATAATATTTAGTTTTTGAATAAATCTTACAAATGTTTGTTGGAAACTAGACATATCCTGAATAATTAAAGTTAAATCATTATTCATAACATTTTGAAGTTCTTTAACATAATTCACCATGTTTATTCTTACTTGTCTTAAATCACTTTCAAAAAAGTTAAAATCATTAACTAACTTATCCATAATTGGATTTGTATCATTTTCAATATCTTCAATTACTTTATCAAATAAATTTTTAACCGATTGTTCAATTTGATATGGTACACCATATATTCTACAAGGTACTGAATCACCATTAGATTTTACATCACCATTAATATAATATCTGTCTTGATTAATCATTTGAACAATTCCGTAATTGTATTTATCATTAATTTCTTGGAGTTTATTTGGTATTGTTTCAAAATATGATTTAGAAGACAATAATAAATTATCCATAATTTTTTGATAAGAAGTTTCACCAGACGAACCACCTTCAATAGGTACTGTTGTTATAATTTCACCAATAATTGACCCACCTTCATTTTGTTGTTGTGGTGAAAATCCAGTATTTGATATATTAGTTGTTATTTCAGGTGTAAGTCCTAAAAGTTGAGCCAATTCTTTATCTATAGCAGTAGTATCTTCAGTTGATGTTGCTCTTTCATCGTAAATTTCAGTGTTAGCATAATAGTTGAAAGATAATGCATTTTGAAGTTCTTCAACGGGTTTTGCTATACCCATTCCCCCAATAATATCAAAACTAAGTGTAACCTTAGCAATCATTGGTTGAATTCCTATACCTTCAGGATTTAAATCAAAATTTTCATACTGAAATTGTAAGTTTTTAGGAATAATTTTTGTGTTAAAAAAGTCCCCAATTCTTAAAACTAATACAGGTGGAGCCCCAAATGATGTATTAATAGAGTCATTAATTCTTGGTTTTCCATCCGAACCTATTATTGGTATTGTCTCACCCGGTCTTAAACACTGATTTAAAAAAGTCAGTCTTGAGTTAAGACCTTCAGGTGTCATTGAGTGAAAAGCAGGATTAAAGTATCTTATTTTTTCTCTTATTGAATCATAAACAAATGGAACATTTTCTTTTATTACTTCAAAATAATCACATTCAGTTAAAAGATTTCTCAAAATTCTTTTCCCTAAATTTTCTTTTAATTTTTGTACAATTGTTTTAGTTGATTTAGGAGTAGGTGTTTTAAGTGGAATTTTTATTGTTGTAATTTCAGGAACATCTGGGTTAGGAATAGTTTCTTGTTCAATTAATTCTATTGTAGGGGTAGGTGTTTGAATAAGACTTTCAATATTAATTTTTGAAATTTTTACTCTTCTACAAGCCATCGCATCAACTGCATATATTTGTGAATTACTTGTAACACCATCACTACCACTTATATCTGTATTACAATTCACTTCTCTACCTGTTGACCCATCAGCCATCTTTGGTATAGCAATCGTCTCAATTTCTCCTTTAGCCGCTTTATTTACTATTTTAAATGAACCATCTTCAAAAAATGGTAATAACTTTCCATTATCAAATGTTTTAAAGAATTTTTCTACGGAGTCGATTCTTCTTACAGACAAATTTTTATTATAATTAACAGTTGCGGTCGCTGAGGCTGAACCAACCATTTCTATTGAAATTTTTGCTAATCCGTTACTTAAAATTTCGTAAGCTTCATCTATGAAATTTTTATCATCTGATGATGCCTTTTTATATGATGGAATTATTACTGTATTATAAAAATCATTAATTTGTTTTTGATTTTCACAAAACTCAACATTATTTTTACAAAATCCTTCATTTATATTAAAAGTATTATTTGATGTTATAATAGACGAATCAATAAAATTTTGATTAGTATATGAATCATAGGTATCTTGATACGATACCGAACTTATTACTTTGTTTGTGTTAGGGTCAGGAATATCATTAAAAAAATAAAACCCTAAATCTTCATACGTAGTCTTAAAACTATCTATTAAAGAACTATTATTAACTCCTCCGCCTGACTCAGTACCAAGATTAGGAATTGGTTCAGTTCCGGAACCGGCACTACCATCTGTATTTGGTTCTGCAGGTATTTCCAAAACTATCTCTTCGTATTCTTCTTTTGTTAAGTTTGGTTTATTTAAAATTTCTTGATAAGTGTATAAATCACTAGT